ATACGGGATGCCCTTGTGCTTGTAGATCCCCCACCACGCATGATCACACCGATCGCGTTCGCGGCCCCGATGCTCGCACCGTTTGTAGAGTCCCATAACGAAGGTCGCTCCTTGTCACACGTCCGCCCCATTGCGGACGGCCGGGCATTCTACACCTGATGTACTGTTTCGCCGCCATGCCTTGCGAGTGGTGCGACGGCATCCTGTTCGAGCCAGTGATCGATCCATTCCGGCCGCAGACGAATCACCTTGCGCCCGCCGATGCGCGTGTACTGGAGCTGCCGCAGGGCAATGGCGCGGTAGATGGTGGCTTCGCTCACCTTGGCGTAGCTCGCTGCGTCCTCGACGGTCAACCACGTATCCATCGGGTTTCCTTTCGGATTCAGTTGAGCGTCGCGTCTTGTCGCGCCCGCTCGCGGACGGCATGTGCGCAGCGCATCCACGCACCGATGTCGCGGGCGAAGTCGTCGAGGCTGTACTCGTCATCGGCGAGGTGCGCGTCGTACAGCTCCGTGAGGTACGCCGCGATGGCGAAGAGGGCCGCCTGGATCTCGGCGCCTTCGCACAGCGCGCGCAGCGCCGGCATGAGAATCGTGATCTGCGCGTGCCTCGATCGGTCGCGCACCGGATCTGTGAGAGGAACGTCCGCCATGTGCCTACCTCGTCGAGCCGGGCTCATCGTCCTTCCACGTATGCGCGTCAACAGTCGCCGCGATGAGCGCCGCGAGTCGTTCAAACTCTTCCAGGGTCGTCACACGGAAATGCGCGCCGCGCCGTCGTACGGCGACGTACTGCTGACGCTGTCGATCGTAGAGGGAGTACTGCAGCCGGCCGCGTGTGGGCGCGACGCGGGCAACGATCTCACGCACTCGCGCATCATCATTCTCGTCATTCATTAGAACACCGCCTGAAGTTCGATACTGCGTCAGTCACGACGACAGTGTCAACGATGATCAGCATGTTTACGAAAGATTCCTGTCAAACTTTCCCAAGAATGACATGGCTCGCATCGATCTATCTCACATCCCATCACACCACATCCCATCACATCGCCGCACATTGCCGCACCTAACATCACGTCGTCTCACGTCGGTCGCCTCAGACGCACGCATGCGTCCACGACAGCCAGCACGCGCCGGCTGCCGCGGAGAGAAGTGGACGGGATCGAGGAGTGTGAGAGCCCCGTCTATGCCTGGGGGGCGTGACGCGCGCGGCGATGCGGACCGGACCGGCTCGCGCGAGCGGAGCGGCGTTCTGACGGTCCGCGTCGCGCGGGCCGGCGTCGGGTCTCGCCAAGCCAGCGCTCGGCCCCGCCCTTGCCGTAGGCGTCGATGACATGCAGGGCGACGTAGACGGTGAAGTCGCCGACGCCATCGATCGCGCGGAGGTCCGCGGGCGCCAGCCGTTCGAGTTGCCGGACGTCGGTGATCGCGTGATCGTGGAGCGCTCGGCTCAGGATGCTGGCCGCCCTGAAGAACGGGCAGCCCCATTCCGCGAGCTGGCGGCGCGTGATCTGGATGGACCCGAGTTGGAGCACCGGGGCCTCGTAGTACGTGCGGATACGACCAGAGCAGGGGAGCATGAGGGCGTTCTCCGGTCTATCGGGCAGCGGTGGCGTTCGCGCGGGCTCGTCGCCGATAGGCGGCGCGCATGCGCTGGGAGTGGCGTTGCCGGTCTGCCGCGGTCCACGCGCGGCCGTTGCGCACCGGAACGGCATATGCAGCCGTGCGCAATTGTGGAAAGCGGGCTAGCAGCTCATTGATCTCGGCCTGTTTGGCCGCCAGTTCCAGCGCGGCTCCGGCCCGTGCCAATTTTCTGTCCGTGTTCGATGGTGTCTCAGTCTTGCCCACGCGTTGCCTCCGTACGAGACCGTGGCAGGCGCAGCAACGGCCCTATACCAGAGACGAATTAGCATCTATTTTTTATCGGGTATCAGGAAAAAAATTATGATCCAATCATCGGCGATGCGGACGGACGCATGCTGTGATCTTGTGTTAGACGATCGCCGGACGGCTGGAGTTTGGCACTGGCTCGCGAGCTGGCCGGCGGGGCGGAACCGCACGGTTCGTCGCTGGGGATTCCGAAGACGGGGACAGGTAGAAAAATAAGGGGCCGCTGGAAGCGGCCCTTTCACGTGCATGCCTAACCCCGCGTGTGCGGCCGTCCAGGCGCGGGTTCGTCTTGATCATCTGACTCCCTCATGTCGTTGGGTCGCGTGAGACCGATCATAGCATCGTCGATTCCAGGCAGATCAGCACCGCCCGCACGGACGTGCCCGACGCCGCGAAGGTATCCGCCGGCAGCTCTTCCCAGGTGCCGCCGCTCTGCTCTACGTAGGGACGTAGCGCGGTCTGCTGGCGCGGGCCGTTGGCGCACAGCGCGACCAGTCGGCCGCCCGGCTTTAGGAACCTTAGCGCGTGCTGAACATGCGCGATGTCCTGCGCCTTGGCGAATGGCGGATTCATCAAGACGACGTCAAACAGTCCGAGGTCGGCCGGCGTGCAGGCCAAGAAGTCGCGGCACTGAACAGTGACAGAGTCGGACCGATGCGTGTCACGCAACTGAGACGCCAGCGCGGCATTCATCTCGACCGCGACCACGGTCCCGGACCATTCCTGAGCCGACAGCATCGCGTCGATCAGGCGGCCCGTCCCGGCGCTCGGTTCAAGGACACGCTGGCCGCGTGCGAGCTGCGCCAAAGCGACCATGCGCGCAGCCAGTTCCACAGGCGTCGGAAAGAGCTGCGGCGCGGAGACGATCTGCACGCCGGCCCGAAGCTGCGCGCGCATCCCCTCGAACAGCTCCCGCTGCTGGCTCGCGACACGCGCGACTGGAGCCGTCAAGGCGAAAGACGCCGGGGCGACTTCCGGCGTCGGCCGCTCGACGTCGCGCACGGCCCCGGCCTCGGGCAAGCGCGGCTGCGCCTCGCCCGTGTCCAGGTGATCGATCGGGGCCGGGTCGTCGTCGCGTGCAGGCGGTTCGGCTGCCTGTGGTGGTGCGGGCCGCGGCGGGTCTTTGCGCGGAAGGTCGGACACGAACACGCACTCCCGGCCCGCGAATCCCATGATGCGCGAGCGGACGCGATGTGTGCCTGCTGTCGCGGTCGCCTCGATCGTGTGGCTCCCCTTGAAATCGCGGTAGATGCGCTCCCACTCGGTCTTGGTCATGGTGACGAACCCGGTGCCGGGGTAGTTGCAGAGTGGTGGCTTTTTCATCGCGCGCGCTATCGTGGCCGCATCGTCAGCGGTCGGCGGCCGGTAGTCGCGCACTTCCTCGATCCCCGTCGTCCAGATCGGTTGCCAGCGCACCGTGCGCGGGGCGACGTGCGTCACGCTGCAGATCGCGCCGGCCGACCTGTTGACTCGTACGACGGGCAGCCATTCATCGCGGACGAGCACGCGCCCGCCCTTCTCGATCGTCCAGCGATCCGCCGCGATGCCGCCGTCCTCGTCCAGCATCGCGCGCTCGTAGAGGAGGCGCAGATCGAGGTGCGCGATCCACCGCTCGGCATACTCGCGGATCGCGGGTAGCCGTGCCTCGTCCACCCACGAACCGCCGCGCCCACCACGCGGCCCCACCCACACCATGACCTTACCGTCCCAGGTCTGCGGGCGCGTCCGAGGATCGGGCGTGTAGCTGGCGACGCAGCGCCGCCGATCGGCCTCCAGCCCCTTGATCCGGCGGTGCCTGACTGCGGGCCGCTCTTTGTACTGCGCGTGTGCGATTGCGCCGGCTGCGCGCGCGCGCCAGTACTGGGCCGTGTCCCACATCTTCACGGCTCGCTGCATGCCGCTGCGGATGCGCTCGGCATCCCGCCGGGCGTGACGTTCAGAGTGATGACCGACCAGGATCGGCTGACCGAGTGGAATGTGGTCGGCAATGGCGGCCACGGCGGCGCGTGCGGCCTCGGCGTCGTGCAGCCGGTTCGCTTGATACCCGTCGAAGCGCTCGGCGCGCGCCTCGGCCCGCTCCACCAAGCTCGTATCTTCGTCCCCGATCTCGCCTGCGAGCTCCACCAGCAGATCCTCGCGCTCCGGCGTCCAGGCCGGCGCGACGAAGAGGTCTTGTTTCGGCGCACGGCGGAAACCCGCCGCACGCACGCGCGCGTATGTATCGTCGTCGAGGCGCGTCAGGCTGTAGAGACGCAGCTTGTCGTCATCCGGCGAATAGGTCGCGCTCATGGCATACGCGACAAGGTCCGGGGCCTCCGTGTCGAGCGTGACTGTACTCATGAAGTCGTCATCCTTCCGTGGGTGGTTGCGCGGCGCTCGCATCGTCGCGAGCGCCGTTTCACGATCTCGATCGGGTCTCAGGACGCGAGCGCGCGACGTCCCTGCGGGAGTCCGCCGCGTGCGTTGTTGATGGCGATCGAGCGGCCGGCCCGCTGCCCGGCTGCGCGAGCGCCGTAATCACCTCGGGCACTCCACGCGCGGCCGGCGCGCAGCTTCAGGTGTGTCTTGGTCCAGGTCTCGACCGTCCGCCCGCGCTGTTCAACGCGGGCCAGTGCTTGATTCATCAGCACCAAGGCAGTGCTGTTGCCGGCCGCTTGCTCGCGCGCGTCGGCGGCGAACTGTTGCCGCATCGCCTGGAGTTTCAAGGTGATGGCGTCGACAACACCGAGTCGATAGTTGTTGCGCCATGTCCGCCCGCAACCTCGGCCCTCCAGATCACACAATCGTTCCACTTCGCGCGTCAGATATTCGTAGAGATAGCGCACGCTGTCCGCGTCACTCGGCCGGCCGACTAGGGCGATGCTGCCGCTCGACAGGTAGATGCGGCAGGCATTCGCACGCGCCACGACGTCCGCCAAGCACACGCGCCAGCGCTCCAGGCGCGCAGTGGCACGTTCGAGCGGGGCGCCCTTGCTAGCGAAATCGACGATTGGCTCGTCGGCGGCGGCGTCAGGTGCATGCGTCTCCAGCGCGAGAAGGGCTGTCTGTAGGTGGTGCTCATCGATCAACCGTTGGGCCTTGGCCGCCGCAAGCGCGGCCTCGTTGGCGTTCGGCGACTGCGCGAGACGGAGTAGCTTTCGGACCTTGTCGAGCACGTCAAAGGACATTCAAGACTCCTCGGTTAGTTGGTCACTGTTCCTGATGGCACGCGCAGCGGCAGCGCGAAAGCGCGGCAGATTGTGCGCGTGCGATGTCGGGCTATTCGTGCGTGCGCTGGCGCTTGAGCGTCAACGTGCTTGTTTCCACGAACTGGTGCGTCAGGAAGAACCGTCCATGTGCAGCGACAAACGGCCTCGGCGAATCGAGCTTGACGAGCACGCGCGCCCGTTCGCCCACGACGTAGTGGCTGATCTGGCCCTTGTCGCCCGTCCACAGTTCGACGCGGCTACCGAGTGGCCATTGGATCGCGCCCTCTCCGCGCGTGTTGAGCCACTCCAGCGCCGTGGCGCGCGCCTTCAGCACGAGGGGATCGCGGTCGGTGGCGTCGTTCAGTAGGGCGATCAGATCGATGAGTTCGCGTCGCCCGATGATGTACGGATCGGCGTCGGTGTTCCGTTCGGGTCTACCCATGTTCGCTTTCCTCATCTTCATCAAAATGGCGGACCGGCAGGCCGATCCATTGGGCGACGGCTTGCCGCACGTCAAACAGCGTGTTGTGTTCTGCGTCGTTGGAGCCACTCGACAGCGCGTCGTCCATCTCGACGATCAGGTCTCGGATCTCGGCCCGGCGGATGACGACGTCGTCCTCACCCGCGCCGTTCAAGCCCTCCGGCGGCCATAGTTCCCGGTCAAGCATGAGTCCTCCTGGTCGTCCTTCCTGATACCGTCCGCCGCGAAGATCGTCCCGGCGTACGACAGGTCGTGACGTCGGCTGTCCAGGACGACGGAGACCGCATCCACCTCACGGAAGTCCGGCGGACGCAGGCGCACGTAAGCAACGCGCCCTGCGCCGAGAGGCGTGCGTACGCGCGCACCTTGCGGAAGGTCGGCCGCCGTGTATGTCCGGGCTGGTAGCTCGTTCTGCATGGCTATCGCCCGCACCGGAGCATCCGCCCCAGGAGATCCCACACGGACGGGCGCGGTGTTTCACGCGTGCGCAGCCGTGCGGCGCGGGCTTCCTGCTCGATGCGGCGGAAAACGTGACGCGTGTCGTTGTGCATCAATGCCTCCTATTGGTGTGAGGAAGGGCGCGCGTACGGTGCGTGCTTATGATGTCTGCGCTACTTCGCACCGCTCGTCGCGATGAAGTGGTCGATCCGGTCGGCCGTAATCTGCGCGCGGCCCGCCGGCCAACGGCGATAGCGGTCGGCGTAGGTTCTCGGCCAGCCGTCCAGCGGGAAAAGCCGCCCGGCCATCTCCTCGGTGATGCCGAGTACATCTCGGCACGCGCCCCACTCGTCTCTGACCCTCCCTCCATCCAGGGTCACAAGCCCGTACGGCCCTGGCCGATACTGACCGCTGAGAATGGCGGCCCATGCGCCGATACACGCGCACCATCCGCCGCTCGCGCTACCCTCCCGTACCCATAGGGTCATGTCGATCCGGCGCCGATCGTCCGTGATGTGGCTCTTCACGTATCGGAGAAGTCCGACGTTCATTTGAGGCGGCGCGGCCGCAGGGATGGGCGTCGTTGTCTGTTCGTTCGTCATCGTCGTTTCTCCCTCGGTGATGAAGCGCGCAGCGCTGGCCGCGCACCTGTTCGTCCTACGCTTCGACGGACGCCGCGCGGACCGCACGCACGGCCCTGTCACGCGGCACATCGCAGACCGCGCTGAGGACATCAACGGCCGCGCGCGCGTCGGGCTCCTGGTCGAGAAGGTCTCGCGCGATGAAAACCAGATAGGCGTAGCTCATGACGGGGTGTCCTCCGGTGTGATGAGGCGCGCAGCGTCGACCGCGCGCCCCGGTTAGGTCTACGCCGCGAACAGACGGCGCGCATGCTGCCGCGCGCGCTGCGCCTGTTCCATGTAGAGGCTTCGCAACGTCTCCAGCCCTCGGGCGCGCATCGACTGTTCGCAGTGGTCGTAGGCGAGCGCCGCCGTACGAAGCATCTCCGCGATCTCGTCGCGCTCGTCAGTCGTGACCGCGATGAATGTGTAGTCGTTCGTCATGGCTGTCGTCCTCCGTCAGATGGGGCGGTGATTGCCTACCACGAGCCTTCATCGCGGCCTTGCACGACACGCATCAAACGCACCGTGCATTCGTATGCGGCGTCTTCAAGGCCGCCGCGGATGTAGCGCTTGATGAGGCCGACGAGATTGGCTGCGCGATTGTCTTGAATCTGCTGAGCGGTCCACATTGCGTTTCCTCTCCTGGCTTGGTGAATGTCACTCGCGCATCTCAGTTACGAGTAACTGTCCTATGTCACTCAAACATATTGCCGATCTCATACCAATAGTTCATCGTCCATTTGGCCGACGCGATCCCGCATTCGGACGCCGTCCCGCCGGGCGACTTGTCCGCCAAACCGCGACTTTTCCTCTCGAAGTGGTTGACTAGTGGTTGACCGCCTACGCCTTAGTGGTCTGACCTATTGAGGTGGGGAATCTGTATCAGTACTAGTGTTCTAGTGTACTAATACATTAATACAATGCGATAGAGCGGTCACCCTGCCACGGGGCGAAAGTGACGGTCCGCCAGCGCGCGCCGCCTCAAGGCAGGCGAAGGGTCTGTATGTGAGACTTTGTAATCGGTTGCAGTGCTGTATTTTCAGTAGTTTAGCGTCATTTGATGGGGTCGAGTCCGATAAGCGCCATTATGCTAACTCTCCTCACTTTCGCCTCTCGATCGTGCCTTCGCCCTGATACGCGCCGACGCAAGGCCAAGCCCCCAGGGCACCCCCTCGCCGGCCACCGGGCAGCGCCCGCGAGGAACGGTCCCCGCTCGCCAAAAAATTCTTACAGAACGCTAGAGGTCATACCACTTGTCAGGTCGCGAAGTGGTTGCGCGGTCAGGAGGTTGGCGCGGGAGGCCTCGACAGCGCGGCGTCCGCGAGCCAAGGCAAGCGGTTCGGCGGGATCACGGGCGCGCTGAAGCCCCTTCCAAGCCCCTTCCGGTGCGTGACGGAAGTGACGGAGGGCCTTTCTTGCGTCACGTTGACAGGATGCGATTTTCTTAATGTTTTGGCCGGTTCGTGGGGCAATGTGGTGAATGACGCAGTTTTCCCAAACTCTCGCGCGTGAGTCTCTCCTATAGGGACTTCTGGCGAATTGCGTCATTCACCACATTGCCCCACGAACCGGCCAAAACATTAAGAAAATCGCATCCTGTCAGGATGACGCCCGAAAACCCCTCCGTCACTTGCGTCACGATCGCATCGGCGTGCGGTCGAATGCGCCGCAGGCCTCTGTCCCGGATGCCGCGCAGAGGCCCCTGGACGCCGCCGTACGCGACGATCGACCGGCAGCCCGCGGTCTTCCTATGGCCCCGTCACTTTCTAAAGTTTACAGGCGCGTGGAACGCTTCATCACGCACGGCGCGAGTGACATAGAGCTTTATCAAACCTGACAGGAATCTTTGTCAGCCCATCTCACCGGTCGCGCTGGAATATGCGATGGTGAGATCCCATGCGCGCACGCCTGAAAGCCGTGATCTGCTGGTGCCTCGCCGGCCTGCCGTGGGCGTGGTGGCCGTGGGCGTCACGGCTCGTGTGTCGCCTGTGGCCCGGATTCCGCGATGCCTGACCTCCTGCGTGCCTTTCCCGACGCGACACGATCCGGCCACGGCTGGACGGCGCGCTGTCCCGCCCACGACGATGCGCATGCCTCACTGAGCCTCGCGCGGAGCGACGCGGGCGGCTGGCTCCTGCATTGTCATGCCGGCTGCCCCGCCGAGGTCATCGTCCGCGTCGTGGGCTTGACGATGCGAGACCTGATGCCCTCACGACCTCCTGACGAGCCCTGCACACCGGGCCTGCTCGGCCCCGTCGTCACCACCTACACGTATCGCGACGCGGACGGCACCGTGTGCTTCCACGTCGATCGCTTCGCGCCGCCGGGCGGCGGGAAGACCTTCCGCCCGCGGCGCCCCGATGGTGCGCGGACGCTCGACGGCGTCCGACGTGTCGTCTATCGCCTGAACGAACTGGTCAGCAGAGACGCCGTGCTCGTGTGCGAGGGCGAAAAAGATTGCGACACGGCGTGGGCCGTGGGCCTCCCGGCCACGACGAACGTGGGCGGCGCCGGCAAATGGACCGACGCCGACACCCAACAGCTCCTCGCCGCCCGTGTGCGACAGGTCGTGATCCTTCCCGATGCGGACGCGCCCGGTCGTCAGCACGCCGTGCGTGTCGCGGAGTCGTGCGCGGCCGCCGGCCTGCGCGTGCGCATCGTGGAGCTGCCGGGCTGCCCGGACAAGGAAGACCTGACGTGGTGGCTCGCGCACGGCCACACGGTCGCTGAGTTGCGTGCCCTGGCGCGGGAGGCACGCCACTACGCGGCGACCGGGCGGCGGCTCGCGGCGCCGGCGGCGCCACCGCGCGCGTCAGCCGGGCGCTGGTTGGCCGAGGTCGAGCGTGAGCGCGTGACGTGGTTGTGGCCGCTGCGCCTCGCGCGTGGGAAGTACATCCTGCTCGCGGGCGATCCCGGCACCGGCAAGACCTTTGTCAGCCTCGATGTGGCCGCACGGATCACCACCGGCCGTGCGTTTCCGGACGGCCATCCGGCGCCGCTCGGCACGGTCGTCATCATGACCGCGGAAGACGGCCTCGCGGACACCATTCGGCCGCGCATCGAAGACCTCGGCGGCGATCCCCGACGCATCTTCGTGCTGGAGGGCGTGACGGACGCCAACGGCCGTCATCCCTTCCGACTCGCGCGGGACGTGGATCTGCTGGCACAGATCATGGACGACGTGAAGCCGGCCCTGGTCATCATCGATCCCATTACGGCCTATCTCGGACCGGTGGATAGCTTCAAGGATGCCGAGGTGCGCGCCGTCCTCGAACCGGTCATGAAACTGCTGGAGGCCACGGGCGCGTGCCTCTTGGCGATCGCGCACCTGAGCAAGAGTACCCAGCGGATGGCGCTGCATCGGCCCGGCGGGTCCGTGGCGTTCGTCGCCGCGGCGCGGCTCGTGCACGCCGTCGCCCGCGATCCGCAGGACGTCGGCCGCAGCATCCTCGCGCCCTTGAAGACGAACCTGTGCGCCCCCGCACCGTTGCTGGCCTTTCGTCTCACCGAGGGCGTCCTGACCTGGGAGCCCGATCCGGTCGAAGGACTCGACGCGGAGACGCTCCTCGCGCCGCCGGACCCGCACGAGCAGCAGGACCGCAAGGACGCGGAAGGCGTCATCCGCGAGTTGCTGGAGACGCAGGAGTGGCCCCTGGACGCCAAGATCGCGATCGAGGCCGCCAAGGCGCATGGCGTACCTGAGCGCACGATGCGCTGGACCGCCAAACGACTCGGCGTGCGCATCAGTCGCGTGGGCTTTGGGCGCGGCGGGCGATGGCTGTGGTTTCGTCCATCCACGCGTGCCGGCTCCGCACCACCGATCGACAGCGGGACACCCGATCGGCTGACGAGTACGGGTACTGAACGTACGTACAGAGAGTTAGATCCTGAGATTGCCCCTATGAAGACGATCCGCCAGATTCCCTCGGAAATAACCATAGAGGCCATAGCGGCAAGGACGCATGATCTTGCCCCGATGATTACCCCTATGTCACATGTTGAGGACAATCCCAGGGCCTTTGAGTGTGGCCATAGCGGCAAGCATCAAGAGATCGCCGCTATGGCCGCTATGGAAAATGCTGAGGATTTCTCACTCTCTCCTCCCATAGCGGCAATCACCACGATACATACAAGTACTGTACGTACGCCTACAAGCGTACGTCGGCTCGTGAGTACCCCACCCTACGCGATTGAGGGGACGGAGGGCGTGGACTTCGAGGAGTTCGACCTTGACGACCACGGTCTTTGATCCCCCGCTCACGCGGGACGACCTGTGGCAGTGCCGCGAGGCGGCCCTGGCGAGTCCGGCCTATCCCGTGCTCCTGGCGGCCTGGAAGCGAGGGGTCGAGATCAGCCTGACGCTGCAAGGCGGCCTCCTTGTCACGCCCCGTGGCGCCATGACGGCCGCGGAGCTGGCGATCCTGCGGCAGTGGCCGCACGCCACGCGCATGCTCGTCGCGTTCGCCACGGCGGATCGTGTCGCGGAACGTTGGCGGCGGGAGACGCTGACGCCGCGCCATCCGCTGCGGGTGGTCGGATGATCCGCGCGGCTGGCCCTCGGCTGCGTCGCGTGTACGACGACCACGAAGTCCGGCGGCGGCTGCGCGTGCTCTGTCAGCGCGCGGGGTCGCAGCGGGCCTGTGCGGCGTGGTACGGCATCCCGGCCACCGTCATCAGCACGGTCCTGCGCGGGGCCGCGCCCTCCGCGCGCATCCTCGCGATCGTAGGGCTCGACCGTGTGACGCGCTATGTCGATCGCGAGCGTGGAGGCTGGCAGGAATGACACGGGCTCGAAAGGAGTCATGATGGAGAAACCCAAGCTCCGACGTGGATTCAACGCCATCTCGCCTGAGCGTCAGCGCGAGATCGCCAGCCTGGGCGGCCGCGCCGTTCACGAACAAGGCAAAGCGCCGGAGTGGCCGACGCGGGCGGACGCCATTCGGTACGGCCGGCAAGGCGGACTGGCGAGTGGACGGGCCAAGCGGCAGCGGCGGGCCGCCACCGCGACCGACGAGACAGCGGACCTCATCTGAAAAATTCTTTGATCGGCGGCCGATGAAAATCGGCCGCTGAACCGTCTCTTAGGTAATGACCCTTGAGACGTGGATCGGACACGATGACCTCCTGGCGTTCTGCGCGGTCTGGTTGGGATGCGGAGGCGTCGGTGCCTTGATGCTGCAAGAACCGGCCTGCGCCACAGGGCCGTTCGACGAACCCCGCCCCCGTGGGTGGTGGCGGATTCCGTGCGGCGCGCTGGGCGGCGTCCTCACGCTGTGCCTGGGCCTTGCACGGCTACGTTCGCAGCGACCGTAGCGATGCCTGCCGGTCCTGATGATCCGCACGTCGCCTGTTGGCTGTGTGGCGTCCTGTCCCGCGTGTACGATGACGACTACCGTGAGACGGTTCTGACATGGGATGACGTGGGCGTGCATCTCCGGGCCACCCACGGCCTGACACACATCTCGGCCACCGTCACCGACGCCGATCGCCACACACTCGCCCTGCTGGTGACGCATCCGAGCGCCCACAACAGGACACCGCCACCATCCTTGCCTCTCCTGCTGAACATCAACAACGTCGTGACGCAGATTCATGGCCGCGGGCCGGACGGCACGCTGGCCCTCATTCAAATGCTGCTCCTCTTGGGTGGGGAGCGGTTGCACATCGTGCGCCTGTCCATGCCGCAGCCGGAATTGTGCGTGATCGTGAGCGGTACTCCGACGTGGGAGGACGGGCCGAATCCACTCGCGACCCTGCTCACGGGCCAGAAGATCTTTGGAAAGGCCATCTACGGCCGCGAGGGCCGCGATTTCACCCTCACAGACGCGATCGTGTCGCGCGATTGATACCGCCGCGCTTCCATCCTCCCGTCGCTCCTCAGACAATCCCCCCAGCACCGACCCGTTCCGTTGACGGGCGGCTCCTCCCGATCGACGGAGGTGGCACGCGGGTCGGTGCGTGTTCCCATGACCGCACTCACGCAGGATGCCTCACTGACCGCGGACGAACGCGCCTGCGCGGACCTACGACGTCGCGGCTGGCGCCCGGACCAGATCGCCCGACATCTCGGCGTCGATCGCGAGATCGTGCGTGAGCACCTGTTCGCCGCTCGCAAGAAGGGCGCGTTGCAGGATACGGCGGCGCTCCTCGATCATCTCGCCGTGCCGCTGGCGATTGACAACGTGATCGAACAGCTCATGGCCGGCGACGTGCCGACGTCGCTCGAAGTCCTGAAGGGCCGCGGGCACCTGCGGCAGCACACGCGGCAGGACGGGACGGCGGGCGGCCCGACGATGATGGCGTTGCAACTCAAGATCGAGATGCCGGCGGGCGCCTCCGTGGTCGAACCGGACGCCCTGATCGGTCAGGTTGTTGGCGTGCCGCGCGTCGTCGCCGCCGCCGCTGACACGGAGTAAGCCACGACACGCGGTCGGGTCTGAGCTGGCGGCTCGCCGATCGCACACATCCACCTGAACGGGGTCCAGCCGCCGGAGCGCGGCAGGCCCCGACGTGCCCGTTCTCGCCCTTCAGCCCCCGCGTGCTCGCCCCACGGGCGTTCGTCTGATTGACGATCTCGTGGGGCCAGACCCGGACCGGCTTCCGCGTCCCCCCACACCGCGCCCGGCGGTGATGCGTGCCGCCACGCCGTACGAAACGAACGTCCAGCCGGCGGTGCTGGGGCTCCGACGTGCGCTCGCGCCGATCGCGAAGGCCATCGTTCCAGATCCCACCGATCCGACGATCTACGTCCATCCGCTGGGAATGGCGAGCGGCCCGGCGCGGCGTGGCGTGGGCGCGGCGGCACGCGGGATCGGGGATCTCCTGGATGACGCGCTCCGCGGTCTGCGCGCGACCGGCGACGACGCGATCGAGGTCGTCGATCCGCGCGCGGCCACAGCGGCCGTGAATGCGTCCGGCGAGAGCGCCGCGTCGTTGGAAGCGCTGGGGCGCCGTGCGTGGGAACAGCAGACCGGCCGTCGTCTGGTGCGCCTCGATCGTGGCGGCCGAGAGACACCGTGGATCGGCGAGCCGGGCGACGTGCGCGCCAACCCCGGTGAACGCATCGGCTATCGGCATCCGGACGGGCGCTTTGAAGAGATCACGCGCGGACGGAGTCGCTGATGCCGAAGCCGGTGCATGTGAACGAGTCGAACGAATTTCGGCTCTTGTATCACCCCTATCAGCAGGCGTTCTTGAAGGCGCGACGCCTGCGCCTTGCGGATGGCAGCCGCGCGTTCCATCGCTTCTGTTTCATCGCCGGGCGACGATCGGGGAAAACGTTGGGCGGCGCGATCGCCGCCGTCGAAGAGGCGACCGTCCCGAAGACGCTGGGCTGGTGCATCGCCCCGACCTACGGTGATCTGCACGACTATGTGCTGCCGGCCGTGATGCAGGTCTTGCCGCAGGCGTGGCTCGCGCCAGGCAAAGACGGCTGGTCCGCCTTCCATCAGCGCCTCACCTTGAAAAACGGATCGCAGATCGCCTTCCGATCCGCCGAAGATCCCGAACGCATGCGTGGACCGGGGCTGCACTGGCTCTGGATCGACGAGGCCAGAAAGACGAGCCCGGTGGTCTGGGACACCGTCCGCCCGGCGCTGACCGAGCACCGCGGCGCCGCCATCCTCACCACCACGCCGAACGGTTACGACTGGGTCTACCGAGAGTTCTGGCAGCGCGCGGCTCACCCCGGCAGGCAGAGGCCGGGGTACTGGGCCGGCCGGTGCAAGACGATTGATAACCCCGCGATCCCCACCGAAGAAATCGAGGAAGCGCGCGCGACGACGGATGCGTTGTGGTTCCGCCAGGAGTATGAAGCGGAGTTCGTGGTCTTCGAGGGGTCGATCTACGGCGAGCGCCTGGATGCGTGCGTCCTGCACACCGACGAGGCGGTGCGCGCACGCTTCCTGCCGGAGTGGCCCACGATTCCGGCGGGCGTGCCGGTCCTGATCGGGCTCGATCCGGGCGCGGATCATCCCTTCGCCGCCGTCAAGATCATCGCGACGCCCGCCGGTCTGCTTGTCGTGGGCGAGTACCGGCGGCGCATGACCGCGTACGCCGACCACGCGGAGGGCCTTCGCACGCTCGCCCGCAGCCACGACGACGTGTCGTGGGCGATCGACCGTACCGCGACCCAGGCGCAGATCGAACTGGCCGTACATGGCATTTCGTCGAGCGCGGCGGACAACAACGTCACGCTGGGCATTCAACGCGTGCAGAGCTGGCTGAAAACCCAGCGCATCGGCTTCGTGGCGTCGCGGTGTCCACTCTTGCTCGAAGAGCTACACGGCTATCGATGGAAGGATACGCAGACGAGCCGCGGCGAGAAGGGACGGGAGCAACCGTTCAAGCAGGATGACGACCTCTGTGACGCGCTCCGCTATGCGGTGATGCTGTGGCCCGAACTGCCGCAGGTGCCCGCGCCGGTCGTCGGCCGCGATCGACGCCAGATTCCGGAAGACCTCCGCTGGGCCTGGGAGCGCGAGCAGCGCTGTTCCCGCCCGCGCGCCGAAGGCGAGATTGATTGGTCTATCGACCTCGACCCGCACGCCGACGACTGGTCGCCGACCGGCGATCTGTGGATCTCCTAACGATGTGGATCAGTGCTGCTGTCTTGTCGCAACTGGACGCGCGCGCGGTGCAGGCCGAACAGCGCGTGACGGATCTCGCCCGCGAATTGGCCGTCGCTCGCGCGCAACTCGCCGCGGCGCAGCAACGCGCGGACCTCGCGCAGAACAACTTTGAATGGGCGCGGCTACGACTCAACCAACTCGAAGGGGAGCGGGCGGCGCTGTTGACGCATGTGCTGAAGTTCCCGATCGCCGCGATGACGATCGAACGGCAGGACGCCGCACCAGGATCGGGTGTGCCCAGCGTCGCGGGGCTCTCGTTCGACGACGTGGGTGACGCATCCGCCGCCGCGCTGGGCATCGCGCACGACGTGGATGGGCGCGTGCAGTACCGCTGAGGCCCGCCAATGGATCTCACGCCGCCACTCACGCCCGCACCGGAGACCGGCGGCCCTTCGCCGCCCGGTCTCGATGATGCGATCGGTCAGGCGTTCGGTCGCGCGCCAGCCCTGATCCGGAGCACGCCGAACTACGACGATGACAGGGCGCTCTTGGCACTCTTCGACACCTGGAAACGCCAATGTCTCGATAGTCGCTGGGTGTTTGAACGGAGCTGGTGGCAAAAGCTCCTGTACGTCCTGGGCCGGCAGTGGATCTACTACGACCGACGTCGCGGGCAATGGCTCGACAAGCGGCTGCAACGCTGGATGCCGAGACCCGTCACCAACAAATGTAGCGAAGCCGTCGAGGCACTGCTCGCGTTGTTCTCAGCCGTCAAGTTGGGGACGCTCGCGCGGCCGATCGGCGGCGCCGTGGCGAACGTCGCCGCTGCGGAGGTCGCCGACGAAGTGCAGCCCTTCATCCACGACGAACACGCGATGGATGGCGTGCTGCGCGATGCGGACTTCTGGCTGATTGTCACCGGCAACAGTTTTCTGCATCCGTGCTGGGACAAGGACGCGGAGAGCGGGACGATCGTCGTGCCGTACGAGCGCTGTGTGACCTGTCAACGCGTCTGGCCGCCGAGTCAGCTTGTCGGGCCGACCGCGCAGTGCCCCGGATGTGGCGCGACCACGTTCGAGCCGGCGCAGGCCGAGACGGGCGGCCCGATCGCGGACACGCTGCACACGGGCCGCGGGCGGACCGATGCGGTATCGCCGTGGGAAATCGCGGTTCCGCCGATCTACACCGATTTCGAGACCACCCCGGTCGTCTTGCGGATGTCCTGGCGGCCGAAGCACTACTACGAACAACACTATCCGGATCTCGCGTCCACGCTGGCGTTTGAGAAGACGCCAAGCGAACGGTCGCTGCAACTGCTCCGCACCCTCGCGACGCAAAGCGATCTGTCCGCGATGCCGCTGAGTTTTCTCGCGGGCGGTGGTCAGGACAGCGAGACCAGCGGGCTCGCCGAGTACGAACTGTGGCTCAAGCCCACCCGTGACTATCCCGAAGGGCTCTATCTCCGTGTCGTGGGCGACGGCAGCGGTGCGCGCGTCCTGCGCGACGCCAGCGGCACATCACCGGGACCACTGCCGTATCAGACGCGCGACAATCGGCCCATCTTTCCCTGGCTCCACATTCCCTATCAGCCCGTGGGCGGGCGTCTGTGGGCACGCGGTCCCCTCGATCTCGCGGTGCAGAAGCAAGATCAGATCAACCAGCTTGACGCGTTGATCCAGATGATCGTGCAGCGCATGGCCAATCCCATCTGGCTCGAACCGAAGGGCGCCGAAGTACGCAGTTTCACCGGGGAGCCCGGCCTTGTCGTGAAGTACAACGCACTCGCCGCGAGCGGCGCGAAACCGGAACGGATTCCCGGTGAAAACGTCCCGCCCTCGCTTTTCCAGTTGCGCCAGCAATATCTCACGGATTTTGAACAACTCGTTGGCACCTACGATGTCATTAAAGGGGCGAAGCCGACCGGCGTGGAAGCCTTTTCCGCCCTGCAACTCTTGGTGGAACGATCGCAGTCGCGATTCGCGACGGTGCTCGCCGCGCGCGGGGAGGCGTATCGTCAGTGGTATCAAATCGCCCTCGAATTGGAGCGGCAGTACGGACCGACCGAGCGGATCGTGTCGGTCCTCTCACCCAATCGGGGCTGGACGTTCCGCCATTTCGAGAACGCCCAACTACAAGGCGCGATCGAGATCCGCGTCGAAGATGGATCGCAGGCCCCCAAGACGAATCTTGGCCGGCGCGCCGCGATCGAACAGGCAAACCAACTGCGCTTGATCGCGCCCGACGATCCTGAGCAGCGCTACACCATCCTGACCAGTCTCGGCCTGTCTGATCTCGTGCAAACGCTCGACTACGATGTCAAAAGTGCGTTGCAGGAACAGGATGCGTTCGAGCAGTGGGCCGCGGCACGGCAGTTCGACGTGGCGCAGCTCCAGCAGATGTGGGCGATGCACACGCAACAGGTCATGCGCGCGCAACTCGCCGCCCAGCAGGCGACGCTGGTCGGTACGATGCCGGCGCCGCCACCGCCGCCGCCCGAGATGACGCCCTTTGCCGTGAAGCTCTATCACGAGCCGGCCGTGCATTTCGCCGAACACCGGAAGTGGGCGAACAGCGACAGCGCGCGCGAGATTTTTCAGGAGTTTCCGATCCTCGAAACGTTCTTCACCGCGCATCTCCAACAGCATCAACAGATGATGCCCTCTGCGATGATGCCCGGCCCGCCGACGCAAGGTGGGGCGATGGAACGCTCGCTCGCCGAGAGCGGCAACGCGCGCGACGTGCCACGCGGCCAAGGTGAGGGCTGGCAAGGGCGCGGCCCTGAGTAGTCGTTGACAAGAATCGCGCACGTCTGAGAACCGCCGCGCTTCAGTGATCGTTTCGCGCCGCTTACCGTCGCAGTATGCACGACGACGGCAACGGCGCCCCTCTCGCACCGGGCGCTCCCGACACGCCTCCGACTCCCGAGCAGACGCCTCCCGCCTCACCGCCCGCGTCGCCCCCGCCGGTCGATCAGGCCGCGCGTCCATCGGTGGACTACGTCCCACGGCAGCACTTCGACGCGCTGCTGTCGCATGTGCAGGCGCTTCGCGATGAGGTCGCGCGGTCCCGCACGCCGAAACCCGCGCCCCCGCCGCCGGACGCCGAAGCCGACGCGATCCGGCAACAGTTCTTCAAGCTCTTTCCCGCGGCCGAAAAGTTGTTCGGTCTGCCCGTCGATCGCGTCGCGGAGTTGCTTGACCAAGCCCCGCATCTCAACGCGCAGGCCGAGCACTACTGGAGCACGTTCGGCGCACACATGCTCCGCTCGCTCGATGAGCGCGTGCGGCAGGCGTACGGGGGCGCCCCGGACGCGAAGGCCCGGCGTTGGATCGAAGTCGGTTTTATTGATTGGGTTGAAAACGATCCCACGGCGAGGCAGCGCTACCTTGCGCAAGACCCGAGTCTCGTCTCGGACTACTGGACCTTCATCGACGGGACGGTGCTCGCGCCCGCTCGTCGCTCCGCGCTCGCGACCGAGCAGCAGCGCGCCACCAAGCGCGCCGCGCTTCCGTCCGCGGGGCCGAGGACGCAGCCGGTCGGCACGCCGCCCCCCACACCCAAAGACGAAGACGAACTGCATGCCGCGGCATGGGCGGCGCTTCAGGCGCAGCGGTAAGGAGACCCCATGCCCAGCCAAGGCGCGGACACCCAAACGATCGACGGGCTGCTCACGGACTACTACGAGGATTTCGTCTCGGAGAACGTCCAGAACCGGAATCCGGTCAAAGACCTCTTTCGTTTTCAGACCGCCGAGTTCGCCGGCCGTGAGGTGGTCTACAGCGCGCATGTGAGCCGCAACGTGTCGCCGATGTTCGTTGGCGAAGACAGCGCATTCGCGGATGCCGGCGTGCAGGGGCACGTCCAGTTGCGGATTGGGCAGCGGAAGCTGATGTCGCGGATTCGCCTCACCAGTGAGGCCATTCATGACTCGATGTCGTCCGAGGGCGCCTTCAAGCAGGCGCGCAAGGACGAGATGACGGCCATCATCAACGATCTGGCGCGCAAGCAGGAGTACGCGTTGTGCGCCGATGGACGCGGCGTGCTCGCGTTGGTCGCGACCGCGACGCCCACCGCGTCCAACATCCTGCCGCTCGACTCGCCCGGTGGGATCGCCCACCCCGCGTTCGGGAATCGGTTCGTCCAGATCGGCATGTACGTCGGCTTCGTCAATCCCGCGACCGGGCAACTGCGGAGCGGCATCCGCAAAGTCGTCGGCGTGGCGGCCAACGGCAGCTCCATCACGCTCGACGCAGCGCCGGCCGCGGGGGTGCAGGACAACGATTACCTCGTTCAGAGTGCGAACGCCCAGGTCTCCGATGTGCTCGATACGTCCTATGAGCACGCGTTCTGGGGGCTCATAGCGTTGGTCGATGATGGCACCTATCGCAACAACTATTTTGGGGTCGATCGCAGCGTGTACGGCGCGTTTCAGTCGTTCGTGAAGGCCGCCACTGGCGCGCTGTCGGTCGATGTGATTCAGCAGATCAGCGACGTCCTCGATCAGAAGCTCGGGGGGCGGATCGATCGCGCGATCTGTCATCACTCGACGCGTCGGCTCTACATCAATCTGCTCGCGCAAGATCGCCGCTACATCAACGGGCATGTCCTACGACCCGATGGCGGGACCGCGGCCATCAAGCAACAGGACTTGACGGTCGGCGAAGTCCCGATCACGCCGATCAGGGATTTCCCCCTCGATATGCTGATGTTGCTCGACAAGGCCAACGCCGGCTGGGTCTGCTACGAATCAGAACCGGGCAAATGGGTGGATGAAGACGGCAGCATTCTCGTGCGTGTCGGATCGGGTTCGAGCGGACGTGACAGTTTCGAGGGGTGGTATCGCATGCGCAAGCAGTATCACTGCCGGTATCCGGGCTACAACGCGCGGATGGATGGCATCACCGGCCAGACGTTGATCGTCGTGCGTGCGGAATGAGGAGGACACGATGAACGCCCTCGTCCCGCTCGACTTCGTCACGATCGGCAATCGCACCTCGAAGCCGCTGACCGTCGTGTACGACGGCCGTCAGTGGATGCTGCCGCCACATCCCGTGACGGTGTCGCTCCCGCGGATCGTCGCGGACGCGGCGTGCCGGCAGCATCCAGTCATGGGCACTGAAGATCCGTACGATCCCCGTTCGTACGACCTGCTGGTCTACGTCAAGGAATGGGATCAGCCGAGCACGCCGATTGAGCAGAGCACGGCCAAGGAACGGCTGAATCGTGCGCTGCTGCCGGCGGACGTGCAGAAGACGCAGCTCGTGGAGCATGGCACGTCGCGCGTGCAGGCGGTCCGCGACGGGGATCCCGCCGCGAGGTTCACGAAGTCATGAGTGCGCCGCTTCCCGTGAACTGGTTGGGGCAACACAACCCCTGGAACCTGATGCCGCCGCCGACGTGGTGGCTGCTCAAGCTCTGGCACCACGATCCGGAGCTGCGCATCCTGCCGGGACTGACGCAGCCGGTCTATCGCATCGCCCGGCGCACCGCGGCGATGCAGCGCGTTCGGCCGGTCCTGGGACACGACTCGGAAACCGGCCGCATGTGCCGCGAGGGATGCATGCCCATCGTCTCGCTGCGGCCGACCTGTGCATGGAACGACGACCTGTTTCACTGGCTGGATGCCAGCGACGTGTGGGCGCGCGGCGGCCCCGAACGATTCTGCGATCAGATCGAACGAGCCGAAGGGGCGCGCGACGCACAACGAGACCGCGCGGCCGATGACGAGTTGGATCAGCGCGGCGTCTCCGGCTACGCCGCCTTGAAGCTCCGCACCGGTCAGACGACCTTCGTGCATCAGCTCTCGTCAGGAGATGTGTAGATGGCCCTCGTGCTCCAGCCCGCTAACGCGGTGAAACAACGGTGTTACGCCGACACGCGCCGGCCGAAGATTCAGGCAGTGCTGAAAGCGTTCTTCATGTATCACGCGCAGCACAAGGGAAACCCCGATCTGGCCTTTATCGCCTTCGCGGATCTGGCGGCGAGTGTCGTGCTCGCGGACGCACCGTGCCGGATGTTTGGCGTGTATCTGCTGAAGCCGCCGACCTCGACGATCGCCGCCTACGTCAAGGGCAGCGACAGCGCGACGGCCGCGTCCGCGACGGCGCCCGAACTCTCGATCCGCCTGCCGGGGAATGTCGAGGAGCTGATCGTCGCATTCGACGGCCTTCCCATGACCGCAGGGTTCGCGGTGCGCTCGGATACGACGGCGGCCGGTACGACAGGATCCGCCGCGGCCGATCAACCGGACGGTTTCGTCTTGCTCGGCGCTCCGTAGCTGCCGCCAGCGGCCACGGAGCACTGGACGAGGGCGCGCGGCGTTCTTGGACCCCTTCCGTCGCGCACCCTCGTCACCTTCCCTCACGCATCCGACCATGCAAGGCATCAGCAACCAGGAATATCGCACGACGTATCAAGCGGCGTCCGCACGTCGCGTGCTGCTCGTCACTGATGCGCCAGCCGGCGAGGTGCTGATGCCCGGTCGGCCCGGTCACACGCTGTTTCTTTCGTATGCGTTCGTCTCCCTCACCGCCGCCGCGGCGGCCTCGATCCAGCTCGAAGACACCGCGGGCACGCCGGTCGTCCTCGCGGCGCTGCCGGCCAGTGCGCCGGTCGGCCCGCATGCGTGGACGTTCGGGGAAGAGGGCGTGGCGCTGACAGAAGGCGCGGGCCTCGCGCTCCGCGTGTCGGGCGCCGGGAACGCGGCCGTCATCGTCGCGCAGGGGTATTTCTTGCAGACGACCCCCTTGAGCATCGAGCAGTTCAGGACGGCGTAGCCATGCCGACGCCCCTACTGACCATCGTCGCGCGCGCGCGTCGTCATCTCAACGAGACGGCCGCGTTCTTCTGGTCCGACGACGAGCTGATGGACCATGCGATCGAAGGCTGTCAGGATCTCTGGAAGGCGCTCATCGACACCTTCGCGGATCACTTCCTCACCATCGACGAGACCAATGTCCGTCAACCGGCGAACGCCCTCGCCCTGGCGGGCGTGCCGGCGACGTGCTTCCGCGTCAAAGCGATCGAGGCGCGGGCGTTGAACGGTGATCGACGCCTGCACTACGTACCGCTCGACTGCACGCACCCACGATTTACGTCTGCCCGGCTCCAGCCGCCGATGGACGCGAGCGGCAGCGTGATCTATTACGACCTCATTGCCGCCGGGGCGCCCATTGCCGCGCCGACGATTCTGGTCGCACCGCGCTCCACCGCGGACGTGCCGCTTCGCCTCTTCTACATCACGACGTTGGACCTCACGAGCGTGAGCGACAATCCGATCCCCGGTCACAGCGACAACGCGATCAAGGCGTGGATCGTGGCCTACGCGCGCGCCAAGGAGCGCGAGGACCGGTCACCGGATCCCGAATGGCTGGCGATCTACGCGACCGACAAGAAGAACCTGTTGCCTGTCGTGACGCCACGACAGGACGACGAGGACGACTACGCCGACGCGATCTTTGAACCGTGGTGGGAGGACTGACGCATGGGCGGCAAGCTCAACGCGTTCACTTTGGGTGATAAGGGCGTGAACCTGACGGCCAGTCCGATCCATGTCGAGGACGGCGCCTGGGTCCACGCACAGAACGCGGTCGTCCGGACGCACGCAGGCGAGCACGCGATTGCGAAGCGGCCGGGCCTGACGGCCCTGACGACGAGCGCGATGGCGGGGGCCGTCGTGGCGATCGTCAACATCCCGTTTCCGTCGCCGAGTGGCGGCGGCTACCTCCTCGGAGGCGCGACGTCGGGAGCGGACCTCGACGAGCTCTTGACCTCTTCGCTGTTCGAGGGCGCCGCATGATCTCCGCGGTCATGCCCGTCCGGAATGCGGTGCCGCACGTGCGCCGCGCCCTGGACAGTTTGCTGGCGCAAACGGATCCGCTGGACGAGATCCTCCTCGTCGATGATCACAGCACGGATGCGACGCGAGCCACGGTCCACGCATGGGCGAGTGATCGCGTCCGCATCCTGCCGAACGTCGGCGCCGGCATTGCGGAGGCGATGAATACCGGCGTCACGGCCGCGAGGGGCACGTGGCTGCTGTGGCAGGACGCCGACGACTGGTCGCATCCGGATCGGGTCCGCCGCCTGCGCGCGCATGTGGCGCAGCACGCCGAAGTGGATGTCGTCGCGTCCGCCGCCGTCTTTGTCGGCGCAGATAGTCAGCCCATCGACACGCCGTGGACGCGCTATTGGCGGCGTGCGCACGACTCGGTGCAATCGTCGCGGGCCATTCGGCGCGTGCTGCCGCTCATGTGTTGCTTGCTCCCGCCAACCATGTTGTGTCGGCGTGAGACATGGCTCGCCGTCGGCGGCTGTGATCCCGCATTCACCACGCCCGCCTACGATCTGCTGTTGCGCCTGCTGACGCAGGGCTGTGTCTTTGCGCAACTCGGGGAGCGACTCTATACCTATCGCCTCCATGCGGATCAAACGACCGCGCGCGATCCAAACGGCCATCTCGCGGATCTGATCCACGCGAAGACCCGCTATCTGCGGCGAGTAGCGCCCAACGCCCGCACGGTGCGGCTGGCCGGCGCCAGCGTCGAAGTCCCCCGGTACGAAGCGGCTTGCCGACGTGTGGGCTGGACCGTCCTGACACCGTCCATCGATCCCGCCGTTCCTCACATCCCCGATGCGGATGTCGTGATCGTCGTGGATCTCCGGTGGCTGCCACGCTGGGAATCGGTCCTCACGGCGCACCACCAAGAAGGCAACGCCTTTCTTCGCTGACCATGCCGTACTCGTTGGTCCAAGCCGGCGATCGTCTGTATCGCATCAGCCCCGGAGGCGTGAAGACGGATGTGTCGCTCCCCGAGGGCGTGTTCGTCAATCCGTTGGTCCGCGCCCGATTCGCCGTGCTGGAACGTCAGATCGTCGGCGTCGGCGGCTTCACACGCAACATCGTCGTGGATGCGCAGGACGTGTCCGCACGCCCCCTGAGCATCGCCGGGCCGACCGCGGCTCCCACGCTCGCGGCGACGGGGACGGGCGATCTCCAGGGCACGTATCGGTATCAGCTCTCGTTCGTCATCCTCGGCGTGGACGATCGCGTGTTGAGCGAGAGTCCGCTGTCACCCGTGGCCGGCCCGATCACCGTCGCCGGACGTCAGGTGTCACTCACGGCGTTGGAGACGTCACCCCTGGCCGGCGTCAACGCGCGGAGACTCTACCGCACCGCGGACGGGGGCACCGAGTATTTTCTCGCGGCCACCATTCCGGACAACACGAGCACGACGGTTGTCGATGGCGTGTCGGACTACGACCTGGCACTCCTCCCGGCCGCGGACGCGCTTGGCAACCCACCGGGCACCGATGATCTAGACTCGTTCCGTCTCCTGATCGCCTGGAAGGATCGGCTGTGGGCCTCACCCGCCGTCGCGCCCGATGACGTGTGGTTCTCCGAGAATCGCCGCGTCTACGGCTGGTCCCCGGTCAATCGCCTGACGATCAAACCCGTGGGGCAAGATCAGATCGGCGTCACGGCGTTCATGGCCCGGCGCGACGACTTGCTAATCGGCAAGCGTCGATCGCTCTGGATGACGCGGGGATCCACACCGTCCACGATCCAAGTCATTCAGATCGCGGAGGCGCCCGGTCCCGTCTCGCAGGATGCGGCGCTGGTCGTCCACGACATCGCCTACTATCTCGCCGAGGACGGCGTCTACGAGGTGACCGGTGAAGGCATCCGCAGTCTGACCGACGACACGGTGCGGCCGTGGTTCACGACCGATGACTATTTTGAGCGGGCGTTCTTCCCGCTCGCATTCGCCACCTGGAATCCGGCGTACGACACCGTACAGTTCTATCTCGCGTCGGCCGGGAGCATGGGGATCGATCGCTGGATTGCGTATGACCGCCGCCGCCGTCATTGGCTCGGCCCCCACAAGACCGATCGGTTCGAGCCGACGTACGCCGGGGTGATGGACGATGCGGCCGAACGCCGGACCGTGGTCGTGGGTTCGTCTGAGGGCCATCTGTATCGCGAAGACGAGGCGAGCGCGCAGGACGACGGCGTGCCCATCGATCTGGATCTCCTGACCGTCGCGCACCACGCGAACACGCCGGACATCGAGAAGTACTGGGGGGAACTCTCGGTGTTCACGCGGGAGGAAGCCCTCGGCTCGTTGGCGATCACGCCGCACGTGGGCGCCTTGCGGGCGCCGCCACAGCCAGCGATCGCGCACGACCTCACGCGGGGCCGTGTGCGTCATCGACGTTTGGGCACCGGCCGCGTCGCGCAACTCCGATTTCGCAACGCACAACTCGATGTGCCCACAGAACTCTACGGATACGAGATTCCCTATCACGAACTCGGAAGGCGCTGAATGGCTCGCGCAAAGCCGCACACGATCGTGTGGCCGTTTACGCCGAAAACGGCCGAAGATATCGACTACAACTTTGATCGCCTCTTCGGTGTGGAGAGCGACACGGCGGGCGCGCTGCCGGTGACGCAGGGCGGAACAGGACTGCGTCAGCATCGCGTCGGCGACGTCCTGTACGCGCAGACGCCAACACAGATCGCGGGACTCCATGACGTGGCCGAGGGGCACGTGTTGCGCTCAGGCGGGGTCCACACGCCTCCCGCGTACGGCAAGGTGGCGCTGGCGGGACCGACGCCGCACGTCGAGGGGGTCTTGCCCATCGCGCATGGGGGGACCGGCGAGACGGCGCCAGCCGCCGCCTTCGACGCGCTCGCGCCGACCGCGGCGAAAGGCGATCTGATCGCGCACGATGGCGCGGGAAACCGCCGCGTCCCGATCGGTGCGGACGGTCAAGCCCTGGTCGCCGACGCGACGGCGACGGCCGGCGTGCAGTGGCGCGCGGTGACGAGCACGCTGCTCCAGGCCGACGCGCACACGGACACGCTGACGCAGCCCGCCGTCCGCGGGGATCTCGTCGTCGCACGCGACACCGGCAGCGGAACCCGCTGGCAACGTCTGCCCGTAGGCGCAGGCAGCCTCTTCCTCAAGAGCAACGGCGTGGAGCCGATCTGGACCGCCGCGGGTGACATCGGACACCTGACGGCGTCCGCGCAGCCGCACGCGCGTGTCCGCCTGAGCACGGCGCAGCCGATCGCGAGCGGCGCGAATCCGGGCGACGTCCACGGCGGCTGGCCGGTCCCGTTCGATGTCGTCGAGGCGGATCCGGAGGGGTTCTTCTCCGGTTTCGCGCCGACGCGGCTGACCGTGCCGGTCGGCCGGGCGGGCACGTATGTCGTGATCGGACACGTCGCCTGGGCGACGATGGCCGCGTGGCGCGCGGTGTGGATCTACAAGAACGGCCTGCGGGTCGCGCGCATGGAGCTCCCCGGCGATGATGCGGGCCTGGGGCTGGCGTTTCGCGTGTCCGCTGTCCTGGCGCTCGCCGTGACGGACTACGTGGAAGTGTTCGTGCGTCACGAAGCGGGCACGGTCAAAGACCTCCTCGGATCCATCAGTGATCACTCTCTCACGTCGCTGCATCTCCTCAAGCTCTCGTAAACGGCCGCGGTTCCTGGCTGGGTCCATCTGCGGTATCCGATGAGAGAGCATGGCCGGCCTCTCTCTTCAGCCCTCCGCGACGCGTCCACGACGCCCGATGCACCCTCGGTGTCGCCGACCCAGGCGTACGGCGGGGCATCGATGCCCAAGCCGACCTACGGTGGACCGGCGACGCCGATGTCGCAGCGGTCCTCGCCCGGCCCCTCCTCCAGCTACGAGGCGACGCCGTACGGCACCGTCCGCGAGTACAGCCCCGGCGTGACCGGCACGCAGATCGGCGTAGGCGCCGATGGACGGCCCACACTCACGCAAGGCATGGGCGGCGGATCCATCGTCGAACACGATCCGGACCTCACGCGCCGCACGCGTGATCGCATGGACGCGCAATCGCGGCCGGGGATGGGCGGCGGCGCGGGAGGCAACGGCGGCGGTGGAGGCGGAACGGCTGGATCCACGGCGCCGCCGCTCTCGGCGGATGACATCTTCAGCGTGCTCGATCGCCTGAAGGGAGAGACGCCCGCGCGCGAACCCACGCCGGCCGCACCGCCACGCATCGAGGCGCCAACGCCGTCCGCCGACGCGCCGAGTCGGTCATTGGCGTTCGCGCGCAGCAAAGATCGCGCAGGACGCATCGGTGCGCAAGCGCTGAAGGCGCTCAAAGATCAGATGAGCGAACGCGGGATCAGCGGCAGCGGCATCGAAGGCCAGCTCACCGCCGACATCCTCGGGCAAACGGCCACCGGTTTGGCGGATGCGGAGTTTACGCAGCAGCGCGCCAGTGAGGACCAAGCCTGGGACGCCGCGAAGATGGGCTATCAGGGCGCGATTGGGCAACGCGCGAACGACATGGGGTTGATCGGCGCCGGCTTCTCGGGCGGGATTCAGCAGCGCGGGCAGGACATCGGCGCGAACAATCTCCTCGGGCTCGCGCCGACGATCCTCTCGCTGCTCGCGCGCGGGAGGTACTGACGCATGACCGCCGCGCAGCTCCCGGCGGCGAACACGTCGCCGCTCGTGCGGCGGGCCAGCGTCGGGCAGTACGCACGCCGGGCCGATCACCCCGGCGTGGACTTTGACGCGCTGGCGTCAGGCGCCGCCGTCGCGGGCGAGCCCGGCAAGGTGTGGCGTCACGAATTGGTCGAAGGTGGCGGGGGTGGCTGGTTTCAGGCGGACGCCGCCGCGGCACCACTCACCGCCACCTCGAGTACGCCCGTCGCGGGTCCAAGCGGTGGCAGCGGCGCGGGCGGCAGCGCGCTCGCGGACCTGGCACTCGGCGGGCTGCGCGGCGCCCAGGCCCCGGCTGGTCCGGTCCCCGGCATGCAACAGACCCCAGCCCTCGGTTCGGCCAAGCCGATGCTTGGGCACCGCATCTTGCCGATCGCGATGAGAACGTTGTCCCTCCTGCCGCGTGCCTACTGACGACGATGGTCACCGATCGCGCCCCGCTCACACCGCAACAGCACGCCATGCTCGATGGCCTGCGTCGCGCCGCGCAGCGGTCCCCGTCGGCCATCGGCGCGGACTGGAATGTGGATCAGATGGCCGAGAACATGGCGACCGAGAACGATCAAGCCGTCCGCAATCAGGCGACGATCGCCGGCACGCCTGCGCATCGTCGCGGGCAGCTCGCGATGTCGCCCGATGGGGATGTCTACTATCCCTCGCGCCTCTCGATGGGACGAATCGGCCATGAACGGGTCTACGGCGGCCTGCGCACGGGACATCAGCCGCAGCCCGGCATCGCGGCGCTCACCGATCCGTCGTGGGCCGCCTTCTCGGGTCATTTCGCCGACAAAGATCGGTTCTTTCGGGCGTACGCCGGCAAGGGATTGCGCATCGCGGGCGGCCCGTACGGAGAGTAAACAGGATGGCATCCCCCAGCGACCCCTTTGGTCCGCTCGCGCGCGCCCCTCGACGCCCGTACCTCGTGCCGCATCCCCCCCTTGAGGGCGATCCGAACCTCGTACCGCCGCCGCTGGGGCCACCACCACCGAGACCGCCGGGCCTTCAGATCGCGAATCCGTGGCAGCCAGACCAGAGCATCGACGATCGGCTCTCGCGATCGTCGGCTCCACCATCGACGCCGGCTCGTCGGCAAGGGATCTGGTACGAGGGCAGTCCCGATTGGGGGAGCGAACGCGCGGGCTTCCTCGCCCGCGGCAGCTCGCCGGAGATCGCGCCGATGGCCCACGCGCTGGAAGCCCGCGACGCGATCGAGGAGAACGCCACGTCAGGCCGCCGGCCGGATCTGCTCGCGCAGATGCAGACGCAGCTCGCGCTACGCGCGCTCCGCAACGCGAGCGCCCGCGACGAGCAGCAAATGCAACTCGCCGACCCCGCGTATCAGCGCGCGCAGATCGTGCCGGACGCAGAAGCCGAGGCCGCCGCGTCTCTGGCGCCTATCGGACGGCAGGCGCGGGCGCTTCAGGATGATGAAACGCTTGCGCAGGCCCGCGCGACGGCCGAACAGTCACAAGACCTGCGCGTCGCGCCGCGGGAGCTGTCGCGCCTGCTCTTTGACTTCCAGCTCAGACGTCAGCTCGCCGAGATCGACGCCGCTGGGCGCAATCCGCTCGCGGGTCTCCTGAGCGGCGGCGCCAGCGCACCGCCCCCACCCACCAGCCCCGCGGGGACGCCGCGCGTCGGCCACCAGCGTCAGACGCGCGATGGCCGCGTCGTCGTATGGGACGGGCAGGGCTGGGCCTACCAGGAGTAACCGTCGTGCCGCGCTATGCCGATCCCGCAGATGTGCTGCCGGAGCGCTATGCCGACCCGGCGGATCTGCTGCCGGAAGAAGACGAACCGGAGTACGGCCTGCTCGATCGCGTGCTGACGACCGGGCTCCGCGTCGTGCCCTCGATCGCGGGCGCGGCCGGCGGCGCGGCGCTCGGGGCTGGTGCGGCCGGCGTGGGCGCGGCACCGGGTCTGATGATGGGCGGCGCCGCGGGCGGCGCCGCGGGCGAATGGCTCGCGCAAGCGTACGAACGCGCGCGGGGCTTGCGGGCCGACTACTCGCCGGGCGCGATTGCCGTCGAAGGCGCGCTTGGGGCGATCCCCATCGGAAAAGCCGCGACCGTCGCCCGCGCCGCGGCGAAGGGCGCGGGCATGAGCACGGCCGGCACCGCGTTGCACGCGGTCGTCGAAGAAGGCGAACTGCCCGACGCCTTCAGCCTGACGTTGAGTGCGGGGCTCGGCGCGCTCCTGGGCGGCGGCGCTGACGTCGTCAGCCGACGATTGGCCGCACGGCGCACGCCGCTCGACCCGCCGCGCACGACGTTCCACGAGTTTGTGGCCGAAGACGTGCCAGGCACGACGCCGCGCACGTCCGCCGACGATCTGATGGATGAAGCGGCGGCGGCGCGCGACCTGGATGAATGGCTACAGTCGCAGCAGCCGAGTGGCATTCGGGTGCAGCCGGCGACCGCGCCGTATGACGCGGACGCCGACGTCGTCGAGCGGCTAGCGCGCGAGCGCGCGGTTGATCGCGCGATCCGTCAACGCGTCGCGCGCGAACGCGCACGCGCCGGATCAGAGTTTGCCGCCTACGCCGCTCGCGATGCGGAGATGCGCGCGGACCCCCACGCGGCGTTCGAGGCCGTCATTCCCGATCGGCTGAAAGGCCCGCCGCCGCGCCGGTACGCCCGCTGGGAGGATCTGGACCCGCGCACCGCGCCGCCCGCCGAACGCGCCCTGCGTTGGCTGATTCCCGAACGCGTGCTGAAGGGCGGGGGCTTCGCCGAAGCCGCCGAGCGCGCGCGCCGCGGCGCGGCCGACTATACGCCGCTGCAACGCCTGTTCGAGCCGCGCCGCCGGCCACGCGCGAGGCCGACCGAGTCCGCCCCGCACGTACCGCCCAGCGACGCACCGCCGGCCATGCCGCCCGTCGTGGATAGGCTCGATACCGGCGAGACGCAGCCGCGTCTGCCGGAGGCGGGCGTCGTCCGCGACCGCGATGTTCCAACGCCGACGTTTGAGGCGCCATTCGCGTTGACGTCTGAAGCATCACGCCCATCGTCGACGCAATTCGATCTCCTCGGGTCGCTGCTCACCCCCGCCGACACGCCGTCCGTGCCGTGGCTCCAGCGCGTGGTGGACGACGCCGTCGCGCGCGGCTATCCGGGCACGGCGGCGGACGTCGAACAGGACATCGTGCAACGGGCACGAGCGCTCTACGACGCGGAACGCGGCGCAGGGGCAACCGAGCGCACACCGACAGCGTTGTTGGAAGCCATTCGGCGGGCCGGAGGGATTCGCACGACCGACGCGGATCTGTCAGGCGAACTCCGGCGACTCCGCGAGTTCAAAGACCCGCGGCGGGTGAATTCGATCGCGGGCGTGCAAGGCGTCTTTCGGCGGCAGGGGCACACACTCGATGACATGGCCGTCCGACTCAGTCGCGAACACGGCTGGACGGATCTGACCGATCCGGCAGTACTGCTCGATGCGATCGAGGACGCGGCCGTCGCCGCGCGCGCCGGCCGCGCCGACCTCCCAGCGTTCAATGCGGAACGCTACGCGGAGGGAGCCGGCGTGCGCCTCGGTGAACCGTGGTGGGACGACGCACCGCCGTTCGTCCGCGAGCTCGCGCCCGAGCTCGTGGACGAGCCCGGCGCGGCGGGCCGCATCAGCGCGGAGCTGGCGGCCACCCTCGGCAGCTCAGTCGCCGGGGGGCTCGCGGGCACGACGCAGGGGGAGACGCCAGAAGAGCGCATCGCGTTCGGCCTGGGCGGCGCGGTCGCGGGCGGCGCGGGAGCGCACGCGCTCGCGCGATTCCTCAGCGGACGATCGCCGCGCACCGCGGCGCCGACGCCGAAAACGGCGACCACCGCGGCGCGAACCATCCGCACGCCGACCGGCCCGCTGCGCGACGAGCCGGGTGATGTCCCGATCCTGGAGACCGCGCACGTCCCTGCCCCGCCGGCCGTGCGACAGCCGAAGGCGCAGCGCGAAGGCCTCGGCCTTGAGGCCTTCCCGGAAGAGCAGCGCGCGCCCCTACAAGCGTTGATCAACGACCTCGGCTACGACCCGCTCGACACGCAGCGGCGGCATCGTCAGCCCGTCGAGCGCACGATGGCGCTGGCGCAGCACATGCGGATCAACACCACAAAGAAACTCGCACCGGGTGCGAACATGAATGCAGCGGGACATGCCGCCTACGGCAACATGGTGGCGACGGTGCAAGACAAACTGCGCCGCCTCAGCGTACGCATTCAGGAAACCGGCGGTGCCGATCCGGATCTGCTCGAACTCGGACAGCTCAACGCGGCGCGTGAAGCGTTGTTTTACAGCTACGCAGGCCTGCGCACCGAGGCCGGCCGCGCGCTGCAAATCTACTCGGCGATGAAACGCATCATGCCGAGTGAACTGCGGCTCGTGCGCGAGATGTTGGATCGCGGCCGACTGCGAAAGGACATGGCCGAACTCGCGGAGGTGTTCGCGAAACTGCCGGACGATTCGGTGCAGCAGTGGGAGATCCTACGCCGTCACGATGTCCGAACGCTCAGTCAGCGCGTGAGCGACTACTACATGAGCAACATCCTGTCCGGCGTTCAGACGCAATTGCGCAACGTGTTCGGCAACGCATCGCGCACGCTCGTGCGCATGGGCACGAAGGCCACCGCCGGCTCGTTTGATGCTCTCCGCACGCTCGTCACGGGCCGCGAGCGCCAGGTCTTTACGCGTGAGGCGTTCGAGGAGGCGAAGGGCATCGTCGCCGGCTTCGATCAGGCGTGGCGTGATACGTGGGAGACCGCGACACTCGGATTCTCGCCGCGCGCGCTCAACGAAGGACTGGAGGATGTGACGGATCTGTACGTGCCTCATCGGGAGTTTGCCGGCCGCGGTCGGAACCCGCTGAATTGGCCGCATCGTGGGATGGAGGCCGCCGATCGCTTCTTCCGAAACTTGAACGCCTCAATGGAGTGGCACGCGCTCACGTACGCCCAGGCGCGGCGTGAGGTGGGCGCGGGCGCGACCGATGACGCGCTTGCGAAACGCGTCGCCGAACTGCGGCTGAACCCCAGCAAGGAGCTGCGCCGGCAAATGGCGCGCAGCGCTGAGCGCGCGGTCTATCAAGAAGATCCGGGGCCGGCCATCAACCATCTGGCGGCGATCAAGAAGCATGTCCCCGCCTTGCAGTTCGTCTTTCCCTTCGTTCAGACCGCCCACAACATTCTGAGGCAGGGGGCCGAGCACAGTCCGTTGGGGTTCTTCATGGCGCGCGCGCGCGCGGGCGATCTTCGCGAGCGCACCATCGCGCAGGCAGAGGCCGCGGTGGGATCGCTGGCCTTGATGCCCATCGCGTACCTCGCCGCCACCGATCGCCTGAGCGGCTCTGGTCCCCGCGATCCGGCGGAGCGCGCAGCGCTGTACGAGCGCGGCTGGCGGCCAAACGCCGTGAACATGCCGCTGCCCGACGCACTCGCCCAGGCGTTCGGCGCGTCGAAGTCAGACGACGGCACGTACTGGGTCTCGTACCAGCTCGCGCAGCCGTTCGCCTTCCCCGCGAGCATCCTGGCGAATGCGTTCGAGGCATTTCACGAGGTCACACGCGACGCGCAGCATCGCAACGTCGAAGAGAGCGCGCAGCAGATCACCGCGCAGGCCATCGCGCGCATCGGGCGGTCCGCGCTCGATCAGTCCTATCTCTCAGGTGTGTCAAATCTCGTGAAGGCGGTCAACGACCCCGACCGGTCGGCCAGTAGTTTTCTCGCGCAGCTTGCGGGCGGCTTCGTGCCGCTGTCCGGCGCGATGCGCAACGCGGCGCGGGTCGTGGATCCGGTCGTGCGCGATCCAGAAACCATCAGCGAGACGATTCAGACCGGGATACCGGTCGCCAGCCGTGGCGTGCAGCCTCGTCTCGATCGCTGGGGAGAGGAGATCACGCGGGAAGGCAGTTCGCCGCTGGTCGTTCCCGAAGTCGAACCCGTCGAGCGCGACTGGATTGCCGAGGAACTGGCGCGGCTGGGGATATCGGTGGGGCTTCCGTCTGATCGGTTGTCGCTGCGGGACGTGGCCGGCACCGCGCGTCAGCTTGCGCCAGAAGAGGCCCAGCAGATCCGACAGATGCGCGGGCGGACGACGCGCGCGACGCTGGGGGCCGTCATGGGCTCGCCCGGATACGCGGCGCTCCCTGACGCCGCCAAAGCGGTCCTGGTGCAGCGCGCGATGCGAGCGGGCGCGGACGACGTCAACGACATCGCCCGCGCCGCGTTGAACGCTCAGCGTCCCGATCTCCTGCGGTTCCTGACAGAGTCCACCCGCGAGCGGGCCGCAGACACCTATCGATAGCGAATCGATCAACTCACAGTCGCGCGTGGACGACGAGCTATCCACACATGCAGGCCACTCATGACTGCCCACGCCGCGAGGAACGAATACGCGAGCGCGTCAAACGAGTGATGCATGACGTACGCATAGGCAAATGTGCCTGCGATGCCGGTGGGAATCGCGGTGCGTGCCCAGCGCCAAGGACCGAAGCCGACGCAAGCAAAGGTCCAACCACTGGAAAGTGCCGTCGCGCCAAGCCACCATCGATGTGTCTGGTCGGCTCCAAACCACAGCAACAAGTAAGACCCAACGAAACAGGCCGCAAACACTGCGCCAAGGTAAAGCATGACGTTGGTTCTCGTCACCATACGAACATCTCCTTACGAAGGAGTCGGCAGAAATTCAGGGGGGGACCGCCGCCACCCTCCGCTGCCGCAGGTCGTTCCAGCATCGTACGCCTCAACAATTATACCGAAGACGAAGCCCCCCGTTGCGGCCCCCGACACGCAGACTCCCCAGGCGACAGTCGAGGTTAGGCAACCGAATGCTGCGCCCGCGAACGCACCTCCTCCCCACATTGCTGCACGGCCAAGGACGCCCCGGAATAGCGCTCCTGCATTCCCGCAGCTTCGCCCCTGCCACGTGCCCGCTTGCGCGGCAACCACTGGAGACAGCATTCCACACATCTTGCCGAACCAGCTCCCGTTCTGCGCTACGTTATTCACGTGGATGCCGATGTCCCACTCCGACGTGCTCTGTGTCGAGAGGTCCATCTGCTGAATGCCCCACAATTCGTAGTTGTTGATGGTGTCATATATATGGACGTGATACTCCACCGTGTTGTAATCCCCATCATCCAACACGGTGAAGACCACAACGCCTTGATCGAACTGATGCGTATCCGCATGAAGGCTTAGGAACCGGTCCAGAAACGAAGCCGACTGCTTCTTTATACCGATAAACACCGTGGTCTCCAGTGGTGTCAAGCCTTGCGCTCGTGCGTTCTCAAGCTGTGTCCGCACGCGCTCGTTCACATACTTTTGAGCTTCCGCGCCGCGAAGTTGTCTGACAGACATATCGGCTGTCTCGCGCGTCCGCATGACCTGCGGCGACCACGAGGGCATAAGGGCGCTGAAGAGTATCAGCACAATGGCCACCACAAGACTACGAAGCGGACCAGCGAATGTTGCGACGCTCTTCGGGCGGGCACTGAGACGCATACACTCCTCCTTCGTCGTGCCAACGGCTGACGAACAGAACTGGAAACTTGATCTCCGGTCGGGCATACACTGTACGAATAAATGGCACTGATTGCCACACAAAACGTCGTTACTGAAGGCGTCGGAGTTGCGCGAGAAAGTCCACGCCGACGATAGAGGGTTCATCCGTGACGCGAAACGCGCCCGGCCGCTGGAGTCGATAGTCGTCAGCGCCGAGTTGCTCTAAAAAGAGGACGTAGCGAACATCGGACAGGAGCGTCGTCGCGACGTTCTGAGGCCGCCCCGCTGCTCGCGCGTCGGTGTGGCGACTGGACGACAACGTCTCGGTCTGGCGGACCCGGATCACGTCGCCGGGAGCGAATGTGCCTCTGAAGGATTCGGCCACATGCACCGTGTACGTCGTGGTGACGATCGCGGAGCCGTCCGACTGCATCATCGTCGCCCCGACGTCGTGACGGAGAACGGTCCCGAGCACAACGGCTTGACGCTGGTCGGCCACATCGGCGCGGCGCGGCGCGTCCGCCGACGCCGGCAGAACGGCACAACACAGAACAGCAAACACGGAGGCGATACGGGTCATCGATGTTCCTTTCGGTGTGGTCGGTTGTGTGTTCATCTCTTCTCCATCGGTCGTGTCAGACACACGGCATCGCGGGGTCGTGCTCACGGACACATCGCCTCCCAGGTCCGGACATACAGAGTGGTGATGGTCCGCACGGTGGATGCGGGGATGGTCGTGGGATCCTGCGGCGAGGGCAGGGCGCGGATCTGCGCGTCCAGCGCGGTCGCCTGGACCAGTGCCTGCTCGATCTGCGCGGGCCACGCCCGCGGTGGCCGCGCACTCGGCGCGCAGGCACTCGTAGCGGCGGCGTGGGGGATCTCGAGCGCCCGTCCCAGGGCTCTCACTTCGCGCAGGACGCCGGCATACTGCGCATCGACCACGCGGTCCCACGCGTGACGGGTCGACGGTGCACGCCCCGCAGCGGCACGGTGATGGCCCAGCGCCGCCAGGGCCGCGAGGCGCGCACGCAGCACCGTTGCGCGCCGCAAATCCGTGGGGGCGGGACGAACGTGGAGGGAGAGATCAACACTCGACAGCGGGCCGACGCCCGCGTAGGCCGCGCGTTGTTGGGCCACGGAGGCGGCGATCCCGTCGATGTGGAGGCGCCCGGCGACGTCGGCCACGCGCACGTCATACACGTCAGCGACCGCGAGGGCGAGCCGCGCGTCCATCTCCAGGCGCAGCGTCGCTCGCCGTCACCGGGCGTGGCGACCACCGCGGATGAGGGGGTGTGAGCCGTCCTCGGTGGCCGCGAGGCGACGGGGGCGGCTGGCGCGGCGCCGGTCCACCGTCGTACCGTCGCCGCCAGCCACTCGACGGCGCTGGCGAGCACGGCGGGCTGCGCGTACGAGAGACCGCCCACCAGGAGGGCGGCCACCGCCGCACGACCGATCCAACTGCGCGTCGGCCAGCGCAGGAGGCGGCGCCGCTGTTGCTGGCGCTCCCACGCGTCGATCTTGGCGAAGATCACGGCCCGTTGCTCCTCCACGGTGCGCGGGGCTCTCGTGGAGGGTGGCAGCAAGCTATCCTGCCAACGCACAAACGCGCGGGCTTTCTCCACCCATTCGCGGTCATCGGGGTCGCGCTGGTCGTGGTCAGTCATGACTGGCATCCTTCTTTTCCGTCAGAGTCGTGAACGTGCCGTCGAGGATCGTCCGAGCGCTGTCGAGCGCGCGCTGAACTTGCTGGCGGCTCAACCCCGTCTGCTCCGCAATCTCCCATTGGCGGCACCCTTGGCCGAACAGGACCACGCAGGCATATTGCCGCTCGGTCAATCGCGCGAGCGCTTCGGCCATCGCCGCGGCTTCCTCCGCGGTCCGACCGGGGCTGGGCACCTGCGCCGCCGCGGTCAGGTCCGCCCGTCGGCTCTGATACGCGGCCACCATGCGATCACGATGGACGCGTGACGCCACGACCACGAGCCAGGCGAACGGGTCTTCCAGACGCTCGTCGCTCCTCAACGCCTGATATAGCCGCAACCACGCCTCTTGACAGGCATCCTCGGCGCGGTCGACGCGCCCACGGCATTCCGCCGTCATCACGGCCAGGAGCTTGGCGCCGTGTTCGCCGTACAGCCGGTGGCACACGGCACGGATGGCGTCCTTCGACGTGGTCGTGTTGGCGGCCACAGGTAACCAGCGCAGAAAGATGTGATCGTCGGCCATTACCTCATACCGATCAGGACGATGAACAGGAGCAGGCCCACGCACTGCCAGCACCCGCGCCACATGCGAAGTGTCGCCGGTCCCAGCAGTGGACGGACCCGATGAACGGTGCGCGTGTGCCACACCCAGGCCGACAGGAAGACCACGATCCACCAGCCGCGCCGCGGACCAAAACAGACGCCGTCCAGAGCCAGCAGGAGTACGATCATCGCCAACGCCAATTCCACACCGACGCTGCATAGATGACGATCGCGGATCCCTTCCAGATACAACACGCGCGGACCTCCTGCGAGAGTGAGGACGCGCCACAGAATCCTTGGTGCGGTGTGGCGGCCGCACCAGCCCAAAGGGGGTGGGGCAACACTGGGCGCGTCTATCCTAGAGACGAAACAGCGCCCGATTTTTATCGGCCGGCGTCAAATATTTCTGAGGCATGGTTGGTCGACGAACAGACTTTGTGTACACAGCCTTCCACATCGCCTCTGCGTCGATCTATAGTGACCGCCGCGATCAGACAAACGCCGACCGTCGCTGGGGGGCGCGCGTATGAGGAGAGTGCAGTGGTGCCTCGTGTGGGCTATGCTCGGGCTGTGCGGATTCGCACACGCGGGCGTGGTCGCGCAAGAGGCGCGGGTGAGTGGTGCCGTGTTCGATCCGCACGGACATCCGATGAGCGGGGTGTCCGTCGTCGTCGAGGCGACGCGGGTCACCGAACACCGACAGATCATCACGGACACCTCCGGGCATTGGGAGGTCTCGCTGCCGGCCGGGCGCTATGTCATGGTGGTCACCGCCGAAGGCTTCGAGCCGCAGAGGATCGAGGTCGTCGTCCCACCGGCCGGATTTGTCCTGCAGACCATCCAACTCCGGGTGGCGGTCATCGTCGAACCCCCGGTTGAGGTGATCCCACCTCGTACGCCGGGGAATCCGGACGGCTCCGAAGGCCGCACCTTCACGGTGAACGGCGACGGGCCAAACAGTCTCGACGACCTGATGCTGCCGACCGGGCGCACGACGCAGTCCGCGGAATGCCTCACGCCGACCGTCGTGTGTGGCGAGCAGACCGGGACCGGCGCAGAAGCCTCTGGCGCCGGGCAGCGTCGCGATGCGAATGACATTCGGGTCGATGGCGTTCCAGCGAATCTCCAGCCTGACGCCACCGGCCACATGACCGGCCCCGGTCAAAATGGCGTGTTCGCCGCGCGCGGTGTGGACGGGAGTACGAAACCCGCCGTGCCGTTGGCGGCGACTGAGGAGATCACGGTTCGCACGGCGGGGATCAAGCCCGCGCACCGCCATTCGTCCGGCATACAGACGGACGTGAGCACGCGATCGGGAGCGGACCGGCTGTCCGGCTCGTGGCTGATCGACCGCCGGCTGGACGGCGCCAGCGACTATTTTGATCGGCGGGCCGCTCGCCCTAAGCGTGAGATCGACCTGACCGAGACCAGCGCGGCGGTTGGCGGGCCGATCATACAACGGCGACTGTGGCATTGGACGGTGGTCGACGCACACGCCCTCAGTCGCCCCGTGGAGGTGACGACCCTCGTCCCGTCAAACGCGACGCGCGAGCACGCCTCGCCGTTCCTGGCGCAGCTCTATGACGTGTACGCTCCACCGAACGGTGATGATCTCGGCAAGGGGATGGCGCAGCGCACGGATCGCTATCCGGCCGACTCGCGGTTGTGGGTCGGCAGTTCGCGGCTTGACTGGCAGATCACGCCCAATCAACGTCTCTTCAGTCGCGTGACGTTGTCCGGTTCGCGCGGTGACGAAGTGGACCCGGTGTTTCTGCGACCGGGGCTGTCGTACTCGCTGGTCGGCGCGACATCCACCAGCGCCGTCACATTCGGTCTGCGATCGACCCACGGCGCGAACACGGTGCATCAGGTGCGTGTCCATGTCGGCCGCCACGCGACGACGCTGGATGCACGCCCAGCCCACGAAGGGAGCGCGCTCGCGCTTGACGGGTGGCTGCCGCCGGACGTGTCGGCGGAGGATTGGTGGATCGGCATCTCCTTGCCGGGCGCCGATCCCGCGTTCTTCGCGTGGGGCCGACAGGGCAACAGCCGCCAATCACAGCTCTTTCTCAGTGACGCGTGGTCGTTCGTGCGTCGGCACCACACCATCAACCTGAGCGTGGAGACACGTTCGTCGATCACGTCGTCTGAGCCGGCCCGTCATCGGCTGTCGTACAAGCTGCCGAGCGTGTTGGCGCCGGCCGGCACTCCGGCGATCATCTCGATCGAGGACGTGGAGCACACCCGTGTCGGGTATCGCGAGGTCTCCGCACATCTCCAAGATGACTGGCAAGTGTCATTGCGCGTCGCGTTGTTCGGCGGCGTGCGGTGGTCCGTGAAGCCGGCCCCGGACAGTTTGACCGAACGCGAGCCCGCCGTACTCGACCTGAACGGTCAGTCACGCGCCGCGGGGCTGCCGCTCTGGCGCACGTCGTACGCAGACGTGTCACCGATGTTCGGAACCAAGCTCAAGCTCGGGCTCACGCCGCACTGGGAAACGACGCTCCATGCTACCGCGGGCCGAGTCTACGATGACATCAGTGCACCCGCGGCGGTTGCGTTCCGAGGCCCGCCGTTTTCGACGTCTCGATTCATCAAAAGCACCTTGCCGGTTCCGCCCGCACAACTGGTGATCGGTCCCGCGACACCGGGCGTACCGACCGAGTACGTCGCCCTCGGTGAGAACCTGACGCGTCCCCACACTGACGAGGCGTACGTGCGCGTCGATCAGGAGCTCGGCGCGCACCAGTCGATCTCGGCGGCGTATATCTATGCGCGAGGTCAGAATCAGCTCTACGCAGCGAGGCACTATTGGGGAGAGTTGGGAGAGCGGCGCGGCACAGGATTCACGAATGACGCGTGGTCGCGCTATCACGCCCTTGCTGTGCAATGGCGCTGGCAATCGAGTCAGTTGTGGGCAAGTGTGCACTACACGCGGAACCGCGCGAGAGACAATCATTCCGGAGAAAGCGCTGGGGGATGGTTCGGCCCAAGTTTGCCACCGCCGCCGAGCCTCATCCCCGCTGACTCGTATGCTGGTCCATCTGACTACTCGCGCCCTCATGCACTCGACGGCACAGTGTCTTTTCGACCGTCAGCGGCCCGAGGGCCGCGGATCGTTCGGTTACTCTTTTCCGACATGCAATACGATCTCTCCTGCCGGACACAATCGGCCGCTCCGGTCACAGTCCAAGTGGGACACGAGATGGGTGCTGTTGTATTTGACTTTCGACCGGATGTCGTCCCTGGGATTCCCCTTTGGATTTCGGATCCAGTCACCCCAGGTGAGCGACGCCTCAATCCACACGCATTTCGGCCAACGAACGAAGCGCAACACGGAACGCACGAGCGCAACAGTATCCGCGGGCGGAGCTTGTCCCAAGTAGATGCCGCGGTGACACGGTCGTTGAGAATAGGAGGCGCGGCTCTCCGGCTTCGTATCGAAGCACATAACATCTTTAATCTGCGAAACTTCGCACCTCCCTACACTCACAACCTACGCCAGCCGGACGGGTTCCCCCGCTTTGGTGAACCCTTCATGTCGTTTGCTCAAGGGCTCGGATCGGGAACACTTCTTGGCGGCCCTAATCCAGCAAGACAAAGAGGCGCTCCCCGCACGATTCTCATGAGTATCCGCTTTGACTTCTAGTGGCACATGCCGTTGCAGGCGAACATTCCCATATGACCGCAACCCCCAACGAGGTTGCAGGCGATAGTATCTGTGCAGATGCCCCACGGGCAGTCCTGCCATCCTCTATTGCATTCGCATGGTGAGAACTGTGCGTTGGCTGTGAACCGACTAGCGAGCCGATCCCGCATTGACGACCTCTGTCTGGCCGCCGTTGGTCCGAAGTTGAACCACGCACGTTCTTGCTCGCCCGTGAACGCGGCATCGATGCGCGGCCATAGCTGCTCAAACGCCTGCACTGCGGCGGGCTGCCGCTCGTAGAGAGCGGGCGTCGCCATGCCCACAGCTTCGGCAATCAGCGCGCGCTGCGCGTCCGACAGGTCCGCGCGCCGCGCGAAGCGCCGCAAGTGTTCCTGCCACAGCGCGGCACGCGCATCCGGGGCAATCGTGTTGAATATGGCGATCTGACGCGCGCGATCGAAGCGAATCACGTCATCAAGGGTCGGTGAGGTGCCGCGATAGGGTTCTGCCCAACGCGCGAGGGCTTCGCAGGGGCTTTCAGACGTAACGGACGACGTGACGAGGGCCGGGGCGCTCACAAGCACGCCGATCACAAGCGCTCGCAAGGCCAACTGCGAGAGAGTCATGGGGGGCATCCTTCCTCAAAAGGTACGGCTCCGCCGTCAAAGGGGGTCGAATGCGCCAATTCTACCGATGCGGCGGGGGCCTGTCATCCCCCTTTCGGGCACGCAAAGGTTTCCTCTCTATATCCATCAAAACTCCTAAGATTTTTGGGCTATGACAGACCAGCGACGTGATTGTGCGTCGTCGCGGTTGTTCGCGGAGGTGAGGGGTACCCACACAGGACTAGGTGGGCGGGCGAATGCGGAAGCGAATCTCTTCGAGCGCCGCCGCAAGTCGGTCGATGGCGACGGCGTGCTTTTCGTAGGCGATGGCCTGGGCCGCCAGCGCCTTGGTCGTTTCGCCAATCAGTTCGGTGCGCTGTTTCGTCTCGGCCTGCCAAAAATCGGCAAGTCGCATCCAGTCGCGTCGGTAGAAATATCCGATCACGAGGACGAGCAGGACGAATCCGCCCTGCTCGACCCCCCATTTGAGCAACGCGGTCAGCGACGGTTCGCCCACGGCTACAACCCGAAGCGAGCGGCGGCGCGGCGCAGCAGATCGCGGATGTCGAGGACGGCATCGCGGATCTGGCTCGCGATCGTATCAGTGGGCGGCGAGGGCGGCGGTGGGGGCGGCGGCTCACCGGGGCCGGCGACGACGTCAGCAGCGTCCGGTTGCACCCACGGCTGGCCGGCCGTGTCGGTCGCATTCCAGGCGAGCTGAGGCACGACGTTCGGATCCGTGCTGCCCATCGACACGCAGATGTCAAAGGCTTCGCCGGACGATCGGTATTTGATCACGTCCGAGCTGATCAGGCCGGAGGGGTTCCGCTTCAGGCCCCAATTGACATCGCCGACGATGCCGAGCGAGAGCGATCCATAGTGCAGCGTCGCCGCGACGCGGCGGGTAAAGAGCGAGCCGGCCGCGCTGTCGCGCAAACTGGGTTGCAGCACACGCGCAAGCTGTTCAACGACGTCGAATCGATTCGGAGCCATCTGGTGTTCTCCTGGCGGTGGTGGTGGAGGAGGCGACGTCGGGGCGCCCGGGTCGCGGACAAGTACGCGCAGCGCGTCCGCCTGCACACGGTGAACGCTGAGGATGCCGGTTGGACCGCAGCCAGCAACGACGAACTCGCGCCCGGTCCAGACGGCATCCAGCGAGATCGCTGGGAAGGCGTCGAGTACGACGCAGGGGGTCTCTGGCGTCATCGCGCCATCGGTCAGCGGTCGGCCGAGAACGAGGGAGCGCTCATCGGAGGGCCGTTCGGTGTGCGTCCAGATCCAGGTGTCACCGTTGGGGAGATGAACCAGACGCGGCACGCCCTCGCGCCGCCACGGCGTGACGGTCACGTCGCGATCGCGACCGGACGGCGTCAGGATGCGGGCGTCCCAAAAGTACCCGTAACCAATCCAGCCAAGATCGGAGATCGTCCAACTGTTGGCGCGGGGCGGCAGCGACAGGCGCGCAATCTCGGTGACACCGTGGAAGACCACGAACTCGCGATCCTCCGAGACCGTCAGCAGGTAATGACCGCGCATCTCCACACCACGCGCGGCCGTGAGCAACGGGCGACCGTCATGCACGAGCCGATCGCCGGCCACATGCAGCCAGCTCGCCCAATGGCCGTTCGCGGCATCGAAGTCGTTCGCGGCCACGATCGCGGGGTCGTCAGCGGTCCGCACGGGCGCTGCGCCGATCGTGCATTCCCAGCGTTCATCGCGATCCCGGCCGACCTCGCGGATGAATGTCACGCGATCGGGGCCGATCCATGCAATCGCGCGGCCGGTGCCGAGCGTGTGGAGCTGCCGCGCGTGGAGGTCGTAGACCCGTACGGTGGGCGGAATCCCCTCGCGCGGGATCCCGCCGCCGCCGAACGCCACGTAGCGGCCATCGGGTGAGAGGCGCGGCCACCATCCATCTCCGTCGTACGAGTACAAGAGCATGACCGCCACTCTGGCGCGTGCGCGGCCGGCCAGGAAGCGCGGCGGTTGGAAGCTGTCACAAGAACCAGCGGCGTTCATCCAGCCAGCGCGCGGGCGTCATGCGCGTACATGGGCCGTTGCCGCGGATCTGTCGCTCGACTGCCGCCATCACATACGAAAGAAACTGCTCGTTCGCTGGCGGTCGGATGCGTCGCCATGCCTCGTACGCGCGGTCCCGCTCAACCTGACGCCACGCGCCCCGCGCGTGCGGTGGATAGCGCGCCAGCCACCGATCGCAGAGCAGGCGTGACGCCACCTCCGAGGTCGAGGGTACGACCTCGAACTCTTCGATCACGGCGAGGTGCGTCATCACGTCGGGAGCGGTGAGGTCCGCCGCATCCGCGGGAGATGGCGCCGCCCACGGGCGCTCCCCTTCACGGCGCGTCGGCAGATGCAGGCGGCGGTGATAGTGGTCCCAGTACGCCCCTAAGAATGGATTCGATGGGCAGCGCGCGTACCAGCGCTGCGCACCGCGCGCGCGGTGGTCGCGACGCGACAGCGGACCGTGCGGCGCGATCTGCCAGCGCGCCATTTCCCGCACCCACACCCAGGCACTGTCAGGGTCGTAGAGGGCATACCGCTGCCCGCTGAAGCGGGCCAACATGCGTTGGAGGAGTGGCCGGTTGGCAAGGCCCGTGTCCTCCATGATCGTGACGATCGGGAGGCGGTAGAGCCCGTACGGAGATGCGGCCGGGGCGACGATCAGATAGAGGGCGAGCACCTGGCACTCGCGGCCCCACGCACGCCACTCGCGGCCCGTGGTGCCCGTGAAGAAGGTCGAGGCGATGACGGCCGAGGGCACGGCCGCCCCGTCAGCCTTCTTCGCCGGGCTGCCGATCGCGCCGGGGTTCATGACGCGACGCCTGCGCGGTGCGCGCGTGCGCACGCGACGTGTCGGCCGCAGACAGGCCGGGCGTGTGCGGTGCTGCCGTTGGCACCTCGATAGGCGCGGCCGTGGCCTCGACGGCCGATGGCGAGGGGACGTCGGCCGTCGCTGCGAGCTGCGCCGTCAGCGTGTCCAGCGTGGCAGGCGCCGGCCCTGCGGCCGGGGCGCCCGGAAGATCGATCGCGACCTCCCCGAAATCCTGGTCCTCGCCCTGGTCGGCTTGCTCGTCCTGACGGAGCGCGTGCGCGAGTTCGATCGATTTCGGCAGGTACTTGCAGAGCCGACGAATCACCGTTTTCTTGCACATCGCCTCGTAGTCGGTGATCCACGGGCCGCTGTCCCGTGACGCCGAGCGCTTCCGGATCGCCTCGACTTCCGCAATCGACATGACGTCGAACGGCTTCAGATCGGGCTGGCGGTCCCACACGCCCGCGGCGTCCTTCTGCATCGGCATCACGGCCGGCTCGCGCACGTGCGCGACCGCATACACCCACTGCAACGCACCGGGCCGGTCCTCGCCGACTGGAATGTGCTCCAGGCGCTCGTCGAGTCCATACGCATACCGGAAATGATCGTGCTCGCGGACAGCGCGCGGCATGATCGTACGGACGAATCCACTGCGCCGCGCCAGTTCCACAAGGCCCTGGTAGCCGACGATCAGTTGACACCGCTGCTTATACGGCACGAGATACGCGAAGCCCAGGCCCGGATCGAGGTCCAGGCCCCACGCGCCCGCCTGCATCATGCAACTCACCAGCGTGATCGGGTCGCACTCCAGGAGCTTCGGCGTCGTACGGATAGTGCTCAGCGTGATACGCGCAAAGCGTTGGTGGTCGATCCCGCGCGGGACCGCGCGTTGCAAGCCGGGCATCTGGCGTTGAATCAGCTCTCGAACGGTCTTGAGCCGGGTGTCGGTCGTGACGATCTGTCCCACTCGCGTACCCTCCCGACGCGATCCGTGAGATCGCCGTCTTGCCATTCATCGTCGAGCTGCGACAGGGCATGATCCGCGCCGATGTCGGCGAGACGGCTTGCCTTCGCGCGCGCCCAAGCCGGCGGGATCCGTGGCAGCCGGGCGGACCGCGTCACCGATCCACTCCGTCCTGGCGCCGCGTGTGCCACTGCCGCCAGGACTCCGGCAGCCGGCGGCGGATCGCCTGCTCGATCCGCCATGCGCGCACCAAGCCGACGACCGCCCACAGCACGCCCGCCACACCGCAGGCCAGCACCACGCCGAGCGCGAGACACATCACGGCCTCCCGTCGTCGGCGCGCGCCACCGGAGCCTTGCCGCGCGCGCGCCGTGGACGCGTCTCGCGGCGCTCTTCGGCCCAGGCGTACAGCATCTTGCCGTCACGCTTCGTGCGAATGGTGAACGGCGTGTCGGCACGCCTGCCGATCGCATTCAACCCCGACGCAAGCGTGCGTGCGTGCCGCTCGTCCGCGGCGTCGTAGACGATGCTCCCACCCTGCGTCAGCGTCTCCGTGAGGGCTTTCATCAACCCCTGGGGAGGCGGCGGGAGCGTCCGCACGGGTCGCTGCGTCGTGTACGCGAACATGTCCAACTGATGCATCGTGTCCTCGTGTGAAGTCGATGAGTGATCGGTCGTTCCAGAATCAGCGATCGATGCGCCGTAGGATGCGCGTGGCACCGACGTTCGCGGTGTATGCCTTCCGCGTCTTCCAGGTGTATCGCACGCCGGTCGGCAGCACGCCTACCGCGGCGGTTCCGAGTGCGGCGCGCAGTCGGTTTTCGCACTCGTGTTTGATGTCTTCATGCGTCGCGATGATCTCCATCGAGAGCCGGCGCTCGCGGTCCCATTCGACGGCGTCCACGGGCAACGCGATCGTCTCCTCCGTCTCCTGCGGATAGAGCTGCTGAAGAATGTCGCTTGACGCTTTCGAGGCGTCAGGCGGTGGCGGGTCGCGCTGCTGGACGCGCTGCCAGAAGCGCTCTTCCGCAAGCATCAGTTCTGCGATGAACGCGTCGTTGCGGGCGACGTCTTGCCAGACGAACGTGTGTCCACCAATCAAGCAGGCGATCGAACCCCACTGATGGCCGCTCACCGCGAGCTGATGCTGAAGCTGCACCTGATAGGCGAGCGGCGGTTCCTCGCGCCACACCTCGCGCTTGAACGCGTCCGCGGTCTTCAGTTCGAGCACGCCGATCTGTTCGAGAGGGGGAGGATGCGGAGCATCGGTCCACTCGACCACGAGGCGGTCGAGCGTGGCGATCATCCACGGCGCCGAGCCGTGGCGTTCGAGGGTGAAGTCGCCAGGATCGTACGTGCGCCGACCAGTGTCCTCTTCGTACGCCTGGGTGATGGCGGGTTCGAGGCGATGGCCCCAGCGTAACCGGTCCGTGTCGTCCTCGGGCAACGGGACGAGGCCGGCCTTTTCAGCGTAGAGCGCAAGGGGACTCTTCCACGTGGTCAGGCCGAGGATAACCGGGGCGTCACTGGAGCCGATTCCCTGCCGGCGAGCTTCCAACCATTCCGCCCGTGCGGCAGCGCGGGCATCGCGAGACATCAACATGCGGTCCTCCGTTGGGGTGGACCGCTTGGTTGAGGGACCGGGCGCAGTGTGATCCTTTTGTGATCCACTGCGCCCCACATGTGCCGTTTTCAGTCGAGGTCTGAGACTGACGGCGATGCGAGATGCGCTGAAAATGGCCTGATTCTACGTGGGGCTACGTCTGAGAGAGCCGGCGCCCTACTTTTAAGCGGTTGGTCCCGAGTTCGATCCTCGGGCGGCCCACCAATCCAACCCATCACGCAACTGACGTTTGACGATCGTGACGTGCGGTCCGGGCGCAGCCCTGTGTCGTTGGGGCACGTCCATTCGTGCGCAGACAGCACAGCACCGGTTTCGTGCGCCGCCGCTGCTACGACGAGTTCGTCAATCACCCGTCGCTGCTTGCGCGACGCGTGGATCAGCTCACTCTGGCACGCCTCCTGCTTGAGAGCATGACGCTGTTCTGACGCGTCGCACCCTGCTCTCCCGCTCGTATCGTCCCGCGCCCTTTGTCTGATCGTGGAGGCCCCCTTTTTCGCGGCACGCCGTCCCCCATCGTAGTCCGTCCGGCAAACGAAGGAGAGACTGATGACTGTTTCACGCTCGTCTCGTGTCGTCGTGTGTCTGCTGAGCGTCGCCGCATTCCTGGTCGTATCGCCGCGTCCGTCGACCGCGCTTCCGTGTTGCGGACCGCCTCCGCTGACGCTGGTTGCCGGGCCGGATGGTCATCTGTGGTTTGCCGACTATGCGAACAATCAGATCGGCCGTGCCACGACCGCAGGCGTCGTCACCGTTTTTCCGCTGCCGACGGCCGGCGCGCGGCCGAGCAAGATCGTGGTGGGTAGCGACGGGGCGCTGTGGTTCACGGAGCTGGCGGTCGGCAAGATTGGACGCATCACGACGGCGGGCGCGATCACCGAGTTCGCCATTCCGACCTTTGGGTCGCTCCCGGTGCAGATCGCGGCGGGATCGGACGGCGCGCTGTGGTTTACCGAGCTCGGCGCGAACAAGATCGGCCGCATCACGACGCTGGGCGTCATCACGGAGTTCTCACTCGCACCCGGCGCACGGCCCTTCGGCATTACCGCCGGTCCTGACGGAGCGCTTTGGTTTACACAGCAGTCGCTCGGACGCATCGGACGGATTACGACGGCTGGCTCGATCTCCGAGTTTCAGATTCCCACGCGTGGGGCGATTCCCGTCGAGATCGTCACGGGCGCCGATGGCCGCCTCTGGTTTGCCGAAACCGGCGGCAACGCGATCGGGGCCGTGACGACATCGGGCGTGTTTACGGAATTTGTCCTTCCGACGAGCAATTCACTTCCCGAACGCGTGACGCGCGGGCCGGACGGCAATGTGTGGTTTGCCGCGGTGGGGAGCAATCGCGTCGGACGCATTACGCCCTCCGGCGTGGTGACGCAGTTCGCGGTGCCGACATCGAGCGCGCTGCCGGGTGGGATCGCCACGGGACCAGATGGCCATCTGTGGTTCACGCAATACGCCACGCGCAAGCTTGCGCGGATGACGACGGCGGGCGCCATTACCGAGTTCGCGCTGCCGGGCGCCACGCTGGGGACGCCGTTCGTCGGCGCGATGCCGCTGGCGTACCTGAGTGCGACGGGGCCGGACGGTCTGGTCTGGTTCACGCAGAACGCTGCGAACCGCATTGCGCGGGTCGACGGCGACGGCGCGTTTCTCGACTTCAAGATTCCAACACCCAACGCGTGGCCACAAGGGATCGTCGCCGGTCCAGATGATGCGCTCTGGTTCACGGAGCTGGCGGGAAACAAGATCGGACGGGTGACGGTCACGGGCGCGTTCACGGAATTTCCGCTGCCGACGCCAGGCGCGCGGCCGCATCACATCACCGTTGGCCCAGACGGCCACCTCTGGTTCACCGAAGTCGGACCGGCGGCGATCGGTCGTCTCACCCTCGCGGGCGTCCTCACGGAGTTTCCGGTTCCATTCCCCAATGCGCTCCCAACCAAGATTACGGCTGGACCCGACGGCCACCTCTGGTTCACGGACGAGAGCCGTAGCTCGGTCGTTCGCCTGACAACGGCCGGCGTCATGACGGAGTTCCCGACGCCGACGCCGGGCGCGTTGCCGCTCACGATCGTGGCAGGACCGGACGGCAATCTCTGGTTCACCGAAGAAGCGGCCAATAAGATCGGACGCATCACGCCCGCGGGAGCGATCACGGAATTCCCACTGCCGACGCCACTTGCGGGACCGTCCTTCATCACCGTCGGCCCCGATGGGAATCTCTGGTTCACGGAGCGTGACGCGAGCGCTATCGGCAAGATCACGCCCGCGGGGGCGATCACGGAAATGCCGCTGCCGACGTCCGGCGCCTATCCGCAAAGCATCGTTCAGGCTGCGGACGGGACGTTGGGTCTGGCCGCGTACGCCGCCAGCAAGATCGGCCAGAGCACGACGGCTGGCAGCATCACCGAGTTTGCGATTCCGCAAGACTTCGACATACGGGCCGTCGGCGCGCGTCTCAATCTTGCGGCGCCGGTGGGATCGGCGGCCATCTCCTGCACGCCGACGGGCGGCGTCGCAGACGATGCGGCGTCGGGGTTGACGTTGCCGGGCCTGGGCACACTCGGCATTCTGACGGCGCACGCGGACGCCGCGACGCAACCGACGCTCGGCACGCAGGGCGGCTCCTCGTCTGCCGGCACCGCACGCATCAGCCTGCTCGGCGGTCTCATCACGGCGGACGAGATCCGGGCCTCGGCCAGCGTGTCAGGACCGCCGGGCCGCGGGACGGGCAATGTGGTCTTCTCCAATCTGCGCGTCCTCGGCCTGCCGATTGGCATCACGGTCGTGCCGAACACGGAGATTCCGCTGCTGTTGGGATTCGTCCGCCTGAATGAGCAGCGGGTGACGGCGACTGGCATCACGGTCACGGCGCTGCACCTCAATCTGCTCGGCGTCGATCTGGTGCTGTCACAGGCGGCCGCGCATGTGGTGGACTCGGCTACGGTCTGTCCGATCCGCTAGCTGTGATCTCTAATGAGGGTGTTCACTCGGAGCTCCTTGGAAAGAATGGGCGTTACCACACGTTCCGTTCGATCCGAGAGGAGACCCCGAGTGAAGCGCCATCCTAACGCGAAGACCACGCCCCATATGCGCGCCTTGCTCGTCGACCGGATCCACGCCCAGCAGTGGCGGCCGTCTGTGGCCGCTCACGCGGCTGGCGTCCGCGTCCGCACGGCGTACAAATGGTTGGCGCGGTATCGCGCGGGCGGC